TTTCCGTTTCAGTACACGTTCGCCTTCGTCAATATCGGGTTCTTCAACGATGGTGGCGTTCTGTGGATGACTGCTCCGCTCAATTATCCGACTAGCCCGACAGGTTTAGCAGCGGGTTCCGTTTGGTACAACGGCGGCACCGTCTCTGTGATCCCGGGCATCACCCCTGATCCCCTGGCGCCGCCAGTCTATTTCGGAACACTTACCGCTTCAGGACTCCTGGCGCTTGGCGGCGGAAATCTGCCTCTTACCAATCCGGGCTCAACCGGTCAACTCTGGAACAACGGCGGCGTCATCTCGATCGCCTGACGACAATGACAATTTTCACGTTCGCGAACAACGTCAACACGACGTTGGCAGGACCGGTCTCGTCCAGCGCTACCACGATAACGCTATCGAATACCGCGAACCTGCCGGCATCGATTCCTTCTGGACAGGTACTGGTAATCACGCTGAATGACGTCGCTACGCGCCAGAACTATGAGGTGGTGTATGCGACAGCGAGGACCGGATCGACATTAACCGTATTGCGCGGCCAGGAAGGCACGGCAGCGCTTTCGTGGTTGACAGGAGACTACGCCTACAGCCCTCCGACCGCGGGACAGCAATCGTCCTTTGGACAACTGGCGGCAACCAATACATGGTCGGGTCCAAACACGTTCAGTGATCCTGTAGCTGTAGCGGCTGCTTCCTCCGCTGGGCAAGCGGTGAATCTTGGCCAGTTCTCTGCGGACACCACTGGAACAGGTCACCTTGTAATCCCGTGCTCCGTCGCAGGCGCTCTTGTCCCGCTAGTCTTTCAGTGGGGACAGGCCGTCACTAACGCCTCCGGGATTGCCACTCTAACGCTCGATTTGCCGTTCCCAAATGCATTGCTGTCCGGGGTCGCAAACTACGTGAACAACGGCACAACGGTTACCAACAACCAAGCCTCTTTCTCCAATTCATCAACGAGATTCAACCTGGTGGCCGTAGTTGCGAACAACGGCTCCCCGGTCAACCTCGCCCAGGTCAACTTCATGGCGATCGGATATTAAATGAATCAGGTGTTTGGATTACCTCAACCACTTACCGGTAGCGAGACGGTGACCATCAGGCAAACACAGAACGGACAATCCGCCCTCTGCACGATGCCGCTTTCTTCCCTTCTTACGGTCATCACCCTCACCGCTCTCGCTTCCGGCCTGCCGACAACTCGTCCCTCCGCCTCTGGCGTCGTCTGGAACAACGGCGGCGTAGTCTCAATCTCCTGATTCGAAAACAATGAAGAAAATCCTGATTGCGGCGCTTTTGGCGCCGCTGGCGGCGCTCGCCCAGACGTACCCTTCTCCCACATTCAACAGCGTCACGCTTCAAAACCCGCTGACGCCGGTCAACGGTGGCACTGGCGTCGCCAACTCCGGAACGATTACGCTCGGCGGCAATTTCTCGACGACCGGTGGCAATCCGCTCGTACTGAATACGACCGGATCCACCAATATCACGCTGCCGACGAGCGGAACCCTGCTCAACAGCTCCAGCGGCGCGACTGCCGGCGCAAACAGCAATATCACCTCGCTTTCCGGGCTCACGACGCCGCTTTCCGTGTCTCAGGGCGGAACTGGTTCGTCAACGGCCACCGGCTCTGGCTCGGCAGTTCTCGCGACGAGCCCCACGCTGGTAACGCCCAATCTCGGTACGCCGTCCGCAGTGACGCTGACGAATGCCACCGGTCTTCCAGTGTCGACCGGCATCTCCGGTCTCGGAACCGGCGTGGCGGCGGCTCTCACCAATGCGGTGACGGGCAGTGGAAGTCCCGTTCTGGCAACCTCGCCCACGCTTTCCAATGCCATCGTCGGCACACAATCTGTCGGCAACAACAGCACGCTCGCCGCTAGTACGGGGTTTGTCGCTGCTCACTCCCCTTGCCCGTCTATCCTGGACTTCGGCGGCAACAAGAGCGGGACGGTCGACAACAGTTCAGCATTTACCGCTGCGCTTTCAGCCAGTCCGACCGGTCGAGTTTGCGTCTACTTCCCGGCCGGCAAGTATCTGTTCTCGAGCACCATCAATTACACGTTCCCGAACAACACATCGAGCATCACGATTGTTGGCGCCGGCTCGGACGTGACTGAGCTCACGTTCACGCTGGCAGGATTCCCTGGCATTGCTGTGAACTATCTGGGGCCGCTGAACAGTGCCCACATCCGCGACATGTCCATCACGTCGCAGAACGCTGGTGGCGGCACGGCCGGCATCTACCTGAACCAGACGCAAACAACGATTGCCAATCCGGCTAACACCGCGCTCACGGACATCACCAACGTCACGATCCGCGGTTCAGACGGCTATGAGGGCACGAACTATTTCAGCGAAGGCGTGCTGGTCAATAGTGTCTCGAACATCAACTTCATCAACGATTTCTTCGCAGGCGGTTCAAGCGTACAGGGTGTTGGTGTGCAGCTTGGCGCATCGAGCACGGCGTTGGGTGTTGTCTACAACTTCTTCGGCGTGACCTTCGATGGGTACGGCAATGGGATCTATTACGGCGCGTACATCCAGGGCGTAAGCGTCATGTCCAGTAACTTCCTGGACGTGAACGGGATTGTCGCCCCCGGCGGAAACCTCCCGGGTCTCGATCAGCTGTATGTTGGCGGATCCCAGTTCAATTGCATCAGCAACGGGATTTTGCTTCAGTCGCCGATGAATGCAGTGATGCTGATCGGAAACTTCTTCCTCGTCCCGTCGAACGGAGTTGGCATACAGCTGCAGAACTATTCGCAGTTCAGCATCCTTGGCAACACTTTCAACCCAGCTGTTTTGCCCATCACCAATGCCACGAGCATCGTCATTGGCCCATACACCGCATCGGCGGGCATCATTTCTGGCAACCAGTCATACAAGATGACGCTGGCGGTCAACTTGCAGTCGGGATCCCAGTTCGTCAACGTGCAATCGAACTCGTATTCGGGCAATACGACGAACGTGCTCAACAATGGCACGAACAATACGGTCGGCGGCGGTTCGCAGTAATGTGAAGAAGTGGCTCATTGGCCACTTCCAGATCAACGTCGCCTTTCTTCAGCGTGCTATAGGTAGTATGTCCAAAGCAGCGTCGATGCGGTAATCGCGGTGGTAAACGCCACGAATGCGCCGCACGCGGCCAGCCGCCATTCGCCGCGCGGTGTGCCGAGCGCGTAAGCACTTAGGATAGCCGGCCCGATGAAATATCGGCCTTGGACGCCCAAGATGAATTCGGCCGGCTGATCTGTCCACGTCACGAGCATCGCGAAGAACGTCAGCACAATGGCTATGATTGCGCAGCCGATCAACAATGCCCTATGCGCAATGGGAGCGCGCCCCACCGATAGCGCCATTGCGGCGACGAGCCCGATCCCACAAACCGGATAGGCGAACTCTGGAAGCGGGCGATCCAGCCACCCGAGGACGCCGACGAAACTGTGCCAGTAGAAGTAATGGTAGACATGATCGCGCATCGTGTGGGCAAACACCGCAAGGAATTGAAGCGGATGCCGCACATACATCGCGATTGCCTGTCCGGTGGTGACTGAGCGCGGCATGCGCATGTCCACGATGTGCGCAGCTACGTATATCCACGCAAGCGCACCACCTGCGACAGCGACCGCCGCTCCTAGCCATCGCCAGTCCTTTCGCACAAAAAACACAGCGAGCGGCAGCCCGAGCACCGGTAGCAACTGTGGGCGTGCCGTGACGACCATGAACGTCGACAGCAGAAGCATGACTGCGTGCCACGCGTGGAACGGTCGCCCACGCACCGAGCCGAGCATGAACAGGCTGGAGGCCAAAATCAGCCAAGCGAAAGACAGGCCGTCCGCTGACGCGCTAGCGATCTGGAACATCGTCATCGGTAACGCGAGCACGCAAACAAGCAATGCATTCGGTGGCCAGACTGAAAACGCTACGGCGATTATGGAGGCTATCGTCACTAGCGCAGCGGCCCGCGCCAAGCGATAAGATGCGCCGATTGGCAAATCTAGCGCTTCGCCGATTCGCAACCCAATGGCCTGCGGGAAATATCCCAAAGGGAAATATGGAGCCGCGCCCGCCATGTCAATGAAGATCTCCTGATGGGTCCACCTGACCGCTGCGGTGTCTCGTGCGAGTTGGGCTGAGAACCGTGCTTTTGGCTTCGCAATCAAAGCCTGAGAAAATTTCAGTTCGTACTGGTGCAGGCCGATATCTATCTCACCGCCTGTCGAGTGTCCGTCGACGTTGTGGGCGCTCGAGAGATGGGCTAGGAGATAGGCCCGGTTTATGTGATCGTGCTCATCAGGGGACTGCAGAGGCGGAATGAGGGACGAAAGAGTGCTGCCTATGGTTACGACGGCGAAGAACACAATCGCCCACTGCTGGATTAAGCGCATATTCTGTATTTCCCACATTATTACGCGCCGAATCCAGAGACCCGACACTCTTATGCTATTTGCCAGTTTTAGTGCGCGCAAGGGACAATAGCCAGCCAAAGAAGCCTAGGCGGGTGTTACGCTTGGGTTGCGATCCGGGCATATCGCAGCCCATCCTCGGCCCCACGCCCTCGCATACGTACTTGCCCACATATCCGCAGTAGCGACATTTCTTCACGTTGTCCATGCGTATTCCCCAATGTCATAGCGGCGGCATCTGGCAACCGACCAGCCAAGTTGATTCCTAGCGCGGCAAATGTGCAACGGCGGTCCAACGGCTTATGCAGGATATGCAGTGGTCACGATCGACATGGGATCGGCGTCCCACTGCAGACTGGTGTCTCCAATCTTGCGGATCAGGCAAACGCTCATCAGATATCCCGTTTCCTTCGAAAGGAAAGTTGCTGGATTGTTGATCTGCGTTTCAGGGATGATCGTCGCAGGCTCGGCGTGCTCACTGGCTATAACTTCGAAACCGCTGTAGCGGTTAAAGATGCCATGCCAACCGAACTTGGAAAACCGATAGAAGTCCCACGGCGCATCGTGAACAGGCCAAGCCTGATGTGAATGGATAAACGCGATACCGCCTTGCTTCATCACCGCATTCAGTTCGACCGCCGCCTTCCACGGCATGAGCAGGTGCTCAAACGTCGATATGGAAAACACGAAATCGAAATGGTTCGCCGGTAGGTGGCGGGACATGAAATGCGCGTCCCCGACGACGTCCACATTGTCGCCGGAGGCAATGTCAAACCCCGTGTACTTGGCGTTCGATGGCACTCGATCGGTTTTTGCGTTTCCGCTGCGCTTGCGCGAACCGACCTCAAGAACGGTCGGCTCCGAAGCTTCATTCATCAACCTGAAAAACTCAAGTTCCGCAGCCGATGCCTCGCGCCGCTGGTATTCGTATTGGATGCGGGCAGGATCGCTGACGAGGTACTCACGGTCGCCATCGTCCAGTAAAAGTTGAACGGATCCATACCAGTCGGATCGGGTCGGCTTCACCTCACATGTCAAGCGGAATCCCCATTTTTCGGCAGCATCACCAAACGGGGCAATCAGATCTGGGCGAAGGACCGTTTCTACTTTGGGAATGAAGCGTTCCCCATCAATAACGACCTGAATGCCGCCGCCTGGATGTCCGAAGCCGGAAAACCAACCTTCGCATAGAACTTTCGATTGAAAGGTGCGAAGTCGATCAATTGCATGTTTCACTGTTTGTCTGCCTCTGGTTATCACAGCATCCCTCAGGCGTTGGATTCTAGCCCATAACCCGTGGTTTATCGACAGCGCACTCGGCCCCTCAGCGCGACGGCACGTTAGAAGCATCTCCCATGGCGTCGACGACAAGCGGCGCGATGACTATGAGTTCCTGTCGGGATTTGAACGTCTGTAATTCTTCGTCTTGCAATGTGCATGTCGCGTCCATATGCGATCGCCAATCAGGCAACAACGAAATTGCGGCATAGTTATCAATCACTGGCACGTCGTAAGTTGCACCAGCCACTTTGATGGCGGCGACGTACTCGGCCGTGAACGGATGATCGCTGTCGCACGTTGGCGACGGAGTCTCAAGAACTGGTCTTCTGCCTGCGTCGCGCACGGTCTGAATGGCTTGTGCGAGGTAACCGGAGAAATCGGATACTGTTTCGCCGCCGTATTGCTCGTTCAGGCCGTAGCTAATCACGACGATGGTCGATTGCGTCGACGCAAGTCGCTGAGCAAATGGAGCCCCGCCGCCGTCCATGCCGTCGAGCAGGTTCATCAGGCTCGCGGCACGCCCGCCCGTCGCGCGGTTTGCGACCGTTATGCCGATATCGTTAAATTGCTTCTGCAGCGCGTCTTGAAGGCTTGCCGATGCGGGCTTAACGATAGTCGGCATTCCGAGTGCTCCGTAGTCAGAGAGACCCATCGCCACGTCATCACCGAATACGTCGATCGGAACGACGGGCGCCGATGCGGGGGATGCGGGCAGGATCGGCGCTGGAATAACAGGCTTGGCAGCTACCGTGTCAGCGGGGTTCCCACTTCCACCACACGCTGCCAAACAAGCGGTCAGGGCTGCGATTAGCCCTCTTCTCCATCGGACGCCTGCCGCACGTGTGCGCCGAACGTCTCCATGAACTGCAGCACACGATTGAATTCTTCTTCCGTCAAAGCCATGCGAGCCGCGCCGACGAACGCAACGTGCGGTCCCATCTTCCGCGGTTCCTTGCCGCCCGTATATTTGCGCCACTGCTGATCGCTCCCCAGCCAGAACGCCTCGGCCATCTCCTTCCCGGTCGCATTGCGACGGCGCTTGAGCTCCGCCAGGTCTTCTGTCGATGGTTCGTTGAATTGGATTGGCATGTCTTCTGGGCAGTGCGCGTTCGACGCGCGTGCGAAAGCTGATTTTCATTGGATCGTCCTATCGGGTTGTTCGGGTCGCGCGGTGCGCTACCTCTGGAACGTATATTAGCCCCCTAGGGTTTATCCCGTCAAGTGCCTGAGTGTGAAATTTTTGCGGCAATGAAAAAGCCGCCGAGCTTTCGCAGGGCGGCTGTCTTACGCCGATCGCGCCGATGATACCGTAGGCATTGAGATGTCGATTCAGAAATCCTTATTCTTCATCGGGACTCGCTTTCCGATCGTAGCTGTCACTTTGCGATTCGGATATCAAGCGGAACTTGCGTCGCCTCTCGAATTGATCCCGCACGCGATCGCTAGATCGGACCACGGCAGCCAACGACTCAAGCAACTCTCCTTCTCTCTCTGACAGCCGCCTGATCTCCCGTCGCTGCAGGATCAATACAGCAAGCAGTGCAATGACCAATGCTACGAGGGCGATGTAAACGGCCATCATGGTAGTCGACACCCTCAGCTTGCATGCTCAGGCGTCACGCTTAATCTTACGCCCAGCGCATGAAGCACCTTAAGTACGGTGTCATACCGCGGCTTGGCTCCTGGCGCCAGCGCTTTGTACAGGCTCTCGCGCCCTAAGCCGGCATCGGCCGCAACCTTGGCCATACCGCGCGCCTTGGCGACATCGGCGATTGCCGCAAGCAGAAGTTCGGGATCGCCTTCCTCAAGCACGGCATTGATGTATTCGGAGATCGTTTCCTCGCTATCGAGGTAGTCCGATGCGTCGAACCGAGAGACTTTGATCTGATTCATTTCTCACTCCTATGAGAAAGGGCTATCAGCCCTGTATCTGCTTCCACATCGCTTTGGCGCGCTGGATATCAGCTTTTTGCGTGGACTTGTCGCCACCACACAGCAGCAGATAAACGACGCGACCTTCGCGAGCGAAGTAAACGCGATAGCCGGGGCCGAAGTCGATCTTCAGTTCCGACACACCATCAACCAGCACCTTGTATTCACCGAAGTTGCCCAGCTCCGCACGACGGATGCGAGCGACGATCTTCGCGCGCGCCTTGAGGTCGTTCAGGCCGCTGAGCCATTCGCTGAATTCGTAGGTTTGGTTGATCGTGTTCATGTGAGATATTGTATCCGAACGGATACGGAAAGCAAGCATTTTATAACACGACCAACAGCCACCTTCCGGTGGCTTTTTTATTTCCGGGGCTCCCTTGAACCATCCACATCCGCACGGCGGCGATCGCATCACCGCCCTGGAGCAGCGCATGAGCACGATCGAACAACAGGCCTATGACTGGCGCGCCGAACTATCCGCGAACACAGAAGCGACGTTGCGCGTCGAGTCGAATACGAAAGAACTAGTCGAGTTGCTGAAGCTTGCCAAAGGCGGCATCGGCTTCTTCACGGCGACCGGTCGCGTGCTTCGCAAGCTGGTGGTGTGGTTCGGCCCGTTCATCGCGTTTGCGGCGGCCGTCTGGGGTCTCATGCATGGCAAGTGGCCGGGGCAAGGATGAACGTCGCCCTTCTCGAGGCCGAACTGCGCCGCGACGAAGGCGTCAGGTATTCGATCTACCTCGACAGCCTGGGCGTGCCGACGGTTGGTTGTGGCCACAACGTAAAAGTCTCGCCGTTGCCCGCTGGCTGGTCCTGTCCGCTCACCGACGGTCAGGTTGATCAACTGCTCTCGCGCGACATTGCAACCACTCTCGTAAAGCTCGACAAAGCCCTGCCGTGGTGGCGCTCGCTTGATGAAGTGCGCCAGCGCGTCGTCGCTAACATGTGCTTCAACCTCGGCATCGGCGGCCTGCTCGGCTTCAAGAACACGTTGGCAGCGATGCAGCGCGGATCGTATGCCGTCGCTGCGGCCGGAATGCTTAGTTCCAAGTGGGCCGGTCAAGTCGGTGCACGCGCCAAGCGGCTCGCGCAGGCGATGGAGTCTGGAACCATGCCGACCTGAATATCTCTCTGGCGCATATTTTAATTTTATTCGTCTCCCGAATATTATCCCCCGCGATCACTTCGCAGGGTATAACCCTTGCCCGCGGGCCTTCCGTCAATGGCGCAAACAGTCGTCACACTCACGGTTAGTGGATCGGGAAACTGGACGCCTCCGGCCAACTGCTCGTCCATCGACCTCCTTGAAACCTGGGGCGCGTCTGGTGGCGCATCTGGCGATGAGAACTTCGGGGCTGGTGGGGCCGGTGCTGGCGCATATTCAGCCATCAGCAACCTGCCCGTTACTGCGGGGACGCCGATACCGTACAACATCGGAGCGGCGGGAACCTCCGGTGACGGTGTAAGCGGAACGGCCGGCGGGGACACATGGTTTGGTAGCGCCGTCGCTGCGTCAGCAAATGTCCTTGCCAAAGGCGGTAGTCCTGGCTCAGATGGCTGGTCTGCGGGTGCTCTTGGTGGGCTGGGTGGGCAGGCCTCCGCGGGCATCGGAACAGTCAAATTCTCTGGTGGCAATGGCGGAAAGGGAAACGTCAACCCGGCTGGCACTGGCGGTCCCGGAGGTGGTGGTGGCGGTGCCGCTGGCCCACACGGCAACGGCGTCAACGGTGCGGATGCTGCTGTAAGCGTCACAGGCGCGCAGGGTGGCGCAGGAGACAATGGTTCTGGCGGTGCGGCGGGGAATGGTGGCGGCACAACCGGTAATGGCTCCGCAGGCGCGGCCAACGCAAACGGGGGCGGAGGTGGTGGAGGCGGATCCGGTCGTGATAACGGCGTCGCATCGTCAGGTGGTGCGGGTGGCTTTCCAGGTGGTGCACCGGGTGGCGGGTCGAACATTGGAGGATCGTCTGGCGGACTACCAGCTGGAGGCCAGATACGCATCACCTACACGCCGGCATCGGCTGGCGTAACAGGAGCGGGCGCATCTACGCAGGCGACCAACGCTTCCTCGGCGGCCGGCTCTATCGCCGCTTCCGGAGTAGCAGCCACCACGCAGCGCGTCAATGCCTCGACCGCTTCGGGAAGCGTTGCAATCTCCGGTTCCGCGTCTCGCACTCAGCAGGCGAACACCGATGCGGGGGCGGGCTCAGTCTCGATTGCGGGCACCGCGGCAAGCACGCAGGCCGCAAACACCTCTGCCAGCGTTGGAAAGCTTTCGGCACTCGGCACTGCAGCATCAACCCAGGCTGGCAATGCATCGGCTGCTTCGGGCCTCGCCAAGATTTCTGGCTCAGGCGCATCGACTCAGCCGACGAACAGCAGCGCCGCATCTGGCGCATCTGCTATTTCCGGAGCGGGGACAAGCACTCAGGCTTCAAACGCTTCGAGCGCAGCCGGCACCACCGGCAGCACTATCGGCGGGACAGGTTCCAGCGCTCAGTCTCCGAATGCATCGGCCGCAGTGGGCGCCTTGTCGATTGCTGGCATAGCCTCGCCAGCGCAAAAGCCAGCGTCATCGGCCGCATCGGGCAATCTCAGCATCGCCGGATCGGGGGCTTCCTATGCGGCGCCGAATCTCGATGCAGGGTCCGGTCTCGTCGGGATCATTGCAACCGGCGCATCGACTCAGGCGCACGACATCTCAGGCGCATCGGGAAGCACCGCGCCTCCCGTTGTGGGCGCGGGAAGCGGCATTCAGCAATCAGACACATCGTCGGCCGCTGGGCACATTGGCGCGCAGTCCTATCCCGTTGATCCTAATTTCTACGTTCAGATTCCCGCTCGCGCTGTCTGCGTGTCATGTCTCAAACATGACTTCTACGTCGCTGGCCCGCACCGGGATTTCTTCGTTCAATCGCCGGGGCGCATGTTCTGCGTCACTGCCCCTTCACGATCCTTCTACGTGCAGTGCAAATAATGATTCCAATCTCCCTGCAATTCGACTGGAAGGACCCGCGTGAAACCGCAGTGCTCACCTTCGATGCGACGCTCATGCTCGCGAGCGGAGAAACGCTGACGGGCACGCCTACGGCCCAGATCACGACAGTCACAGGCACAGATGCAACGCCGTCGCTGGTGCTGTCTGGCGTGATCGTCAACTCCGCCCCGCTGTCCGTCGCTGGCAAGACCATCGCAGTCGGGAGTGCCGTTCAGGCTGTCGCATCTGGCGGCAACTTCTCAAGCGCGTATCTGATCGCGATCACCTGCACCACTTCGAACCCGAACAAGACGCTCGTCCTGAAAGCGACGTTACCTCTAGCTGCGCAGTAATCCCAGCCCACTACCGAACAAGCCCTCCATGTGAGGGCTTTTTTATTCCCGAAGGAATTTAGATGGCATCAAACCTCAAGTACAGCGCCGTCCTGAAGAACGCGCAGCAGGCGGCTATTCGAACGAGTTTGGGCGCAAGCGCGCTCATCAACATCTATAGCGGCACGCAGCCGGCGAGCCCTGATACCGCGATCACATCGCAGGTCTTGCTCGCGACGCTTACGTGCAGCGCCACCTTTGGCACTGAATCCGGAGGCGTCGAAACGCTGAACGCCATCGCCGCCGGCACTGGTACGGCAGGAGCTGGATCGGGCGGCACGCTCGCCACCTGGTTCCGCATGACAACTTCGGGCGGCACCGCGCACGTGGACGGCACCGTTGGCACGTCTGGTTGTGATTTGAATCTTGGCTCGGCCACGATTTCGACGGGCGTGCAGGTGTCGGTGTCGTCGTGGACCATTGCGAACGCAAACTAGTATGCCGATCCTCAAACACCTAGTCGATGCTGCCAAGGGCAAGCATCCGATCACTACTGCGCGCTCGGGTCACTGGCCTACGGTGCGCAAGCAGCATTTGGCGCTCCATCCGGTTTGTGAAGTCTGCGGAGGCTCCGAGAAATTGGAAGTCCATCATCGCCGCCCCTTCCATTTGCATCCCGATCTCGAGCTAGATCCGTCCAATCTGGTGACGCTCTGCGAATCGAAAAAGAGTGGCGTCAATTGCCATCTCTGGTTCGGCCATCTCGGGAATTTCCGCAGTTTCAACGTCGACGTCCTGCTCGACGCCGCCATCTGGCTCGGCAAGCTCAAGAGCCGCCCTTTATCCGACAAGGAGCAAGAGTGAACCTGTCCAACATCTCTCCAGTAACGCAAAAGCTGCTTGTAGGCGGTGTTCTGTTCGCGGCCTGGTCGTATCTCGTCTATACGGGCAAAGTCCCGGCGACGGATTACGTCGAAAACATCAAGATTGGCCTTGGCGGTCTCGGCCTCTATCACGTCGTGACCAACTCGGGCACGAAGAAGGCCGACGACTCACCGACGCCGCCCGCGGCATGAAATCCGCCCTGCTGGTGCTATGCCTAACCGGCTGTGCTGGCCAAGCCGCCTACTCGGTCAAGCCGTTCTATGAGCCCAGCTTGCAACGCATGGTCTGTTGCGAGGCCGTTGCGCTCAACTCCAAAGACATCAGCGCCCTCTCCTTTGACCTGACGACCACCGCTGATGGTGTAGTGACGGTCCACTTCAACGAGACCGGCGTAGGCGCTACCGCACCCGTTACAGCCCAAGGCGCCGTCATCTCCAACGTCGCAAACGCAGCCGGCCAAGCTGCCGCGGCTATCGTCAAACTCACTCCCTAGGATCATCGAAATGAAGAAGATCATGCTGCTCGCGGCAGGCCTTGTCGCGCTCTCGCTGACCGCCTGCAACGGCTCCGCCCCTACCCTGACGTTTGCTCAACAGGTAAGCATCGCCTGTGGCGCCGCCAACGGCGAAATCGCAATCCTGAAGGGCGACGGCGTATTCACTGGTGGCGCGGAAAAGACGCTGACCGATACCGTTCAACCCGCAGTCGACAAGGCATGCTCTGCCGGTGCGTCGGTTGCCAAGCCGGACCTTCAGCCGGTCGTGAATGCGACGCTGCCGCTCATCAAGTCACTGGTGGACTCGTCGTCGCTGTCACCTGACAAGATCAAGGCCGCCGACGCTGCGATTGATACGGGCGTGCTGGCGTTCAACATTGCGATCAGCCTTGCGCCTGTCGGGACGGCTACCGCTCCGGTCGCCGCGTCCACGCCTCTTGCCGGTGCGCCGCTGCAATGAAAGCCAAGATCATTCGCGACAGCGAAGGGTTGTTCTACGGCATCAAGTGGTTGTGCCCCGGGTGCGCTTCTGTTGGCCGGATAGGGGTTCACATCTTGCCGGTGAGTTGGTTGCCGCCTAGGGAGTCGGTGGAGTCGCCGCACGTAGCCGGAAAGCCGCACTGGTCGTTTAACGGCGACATGGAGCGCCCAGTCTTTGGGCCGAGCGTTCTTAGTCAATGGGATGAAGGCCCGGATCGTAGCCACAAGGTTTGCCACTCCTTCGTAGGCTGCAACGGCGCGCAGCCGGGGCAAATCATCTTCCTCGGCGATTGCACTCACAAACTCGCAGGCCAGACAGTCGATCTTCCGGAGATTGACCAATGAGCGCGTTTCTGTCCGGCCTCGAAGTCGAGCTAGTTAGCGATGCCACGAACAGCGGGCGCGGCACTTGGCGACTCACTGCACCACTGGTGTATCAGTCTGACGTGGCGCAGCAGACGTTCACCGTGCCCAAGGGAAGTCTCACGGATTTTGCTTCGGTACCGCGCATCGCCGTTGCCTTCCTGCTAACGGGCGATACGGCCCATGAAGCCTCTGCTCTGCACGACTGGCTGTACGGATCTCACGTCGTACCGCGGAGCGTGGCAGACGCTGTTCTGCGCGAGGCGGCGCTGGTTTCCGGCGTGCCGGTATGGCGAGCATTTCTGCTTTGGGCCGGCGTTCGCATTGGTGGCGGTGGCTCCCATTGGAACGGACCCGCAACCGCTTGACCTGCTGTACCCCGTCCGAGGCTTCGGTCTCGGACGCACCCCTCTTTAGCCTGCCCCTCGCAGCGCGTCAATTACTTCCTACCCCATCCCAAAGCAGCCGGCCGTCCATATCCGGCGAACTTGATCTTAAGCCAATCCCTCGATCGGCCCCGCTGATACGTTGAGTCCATCCGCTTGGCGACCATGCCTTCCAAACCTAGCTCCTGGACGTGCTCAAAGACGAGCTTTCCTTCGTCCTCAATCCCGCTCGCATAGATCAGCGTACCGGTATTATCAAATGATTTTCGAAGATGTAGCTTGCGTTCAGTGAGTGGCAGAGCGCGTATGTCGGCGCCGTCGATGGATAAAGCGTCGAACACGTACAGCCTGGCCGGATCAGACTTCGCCGCGGCGCGGACATTCTTCGGCGTTTTCGTGACGGCACGCTGGCGAAGCCTGTCAAAGTCTGATCGCCCGGTGTCATCGTCGACGGTCAGCTCGGCATCCCATACGAAGTCTCCCGGTACACTTTCGACCGCCCGCACGACCTCTGGAAACGAACCGTTGAACAGATTGCCATTGCGACTCCAAAGCTTCACGTCGTCGCTCGCTTTCACGATCAGGCATCGAAACCCGTCGTACTTGAGCTCGAACAGCCAGTCAGGATCGGAGAATGGTCGCGGGTGGAGCGTAGCCAGCATCAAATTCGACGCGTCAATCACGGTAGCGAGACGTCCAAGCCCACGCAAGCGCCAGCTTCGCCCATGCGTCGTCTTTTGGGCAGCCCGTCACGTCACACAGGTGCTCGAAGTCCTCGGCAAGAGTATGTCCGTGCTCGTTGCGCTTGGTCGGATCAGGCAGCACGACTTCTAGAATCGCTTCAGGGTTGCGGTACTCGAACATGGCGTCACCTCCTTGTCCGCTCACCAGCAGAAATCGGACCTTCGTCGTCGGCGCCTATGGCGCGAATCCACCCGGAACATCCGCGCTCCGGATTGGCGCGAACCTGTTTGAGTCCGTCACGCAAGCAAAGAGCGTGAGACCCGCCCGCGACATCGCCTCCCCAGCGCTCGCAGAGACGGCAGTGTCGGTCGGTAGTTGGACTGTCAAAGAGACCCATAGCTCGATACTGTGTTTCCGTACAGTATAGCGAGATTCACGGAGTCATGAGAATTCTGAAATTAGCAGAAAAAGACACACCAACGATTTCAGGTATCTCTATCGAAAACCTTGAAACCCTTACTGGTGGCTGGTGCCGGGGACCGGACTTGAACCGGCAAGCCGTTAGGCGGCGGATTTTAAGTATTGCTTCACTGTTCGTTTACACAGGCTTTAGGCTTGCCTGTCACGGTAAATCAAGGGTTTGCGGCTGTGCAAATGCTGTATATGTGAACAGTGGGTAGCGATGTTTTAGCAGAAAAAGGCACACCCTCTATCGCTTCTTGCCGATCTCGCTGATAGCGCTCGCAAGCTTGTCTGTGACCAGATGAGAATAGCGCTTCGTCGACACAACCGACTTGTGCCCGAGGACGCCGCCGACCGTGAACAAGTCGATTCCTGCGTTGATCATTTCCGACGCGGCACCGTGGCGCAGGTCATGAAATTTTGTCTCTGGATGGCCAGCCAATTCGCGCGCTTTCATCCACTCGGTCTCGAACTGCTTCACTGTGACCGTGAACCGAACCCGGCGCGCTAGTACGGCGATGCGCGGGTGAATTGGCACGATACGCGGTCGACCATTCTTTGTGTCCGCCAGCGAGAACCCCTGCCGCGTCACTTTGGCCTTCATTATCTCACCGCGCCGCATGCCCGAGTAAAACGCTATGCGGATGGCCGCGCGAACCTGGCGATTCGTACAGGCGCGCGCGATCTCCAGCATCTCCTCTCGTTGAGGATAATGATGGCGCTCGTTGTTAACCGGGGGGATGACCATCCGAGACGTCTGGTCAACGTCCAGGCGGCCGACCTTGTGGGCATACTTGATAGCTGCCCGGATGTACGCGAGGATGTTCCGGATAGCGCCGTCGGTCAGTGGACGCTTCGGGCGCCCGTTGCGGTCCTTGCTGGCCCGGAGATAACCGACAAACCCCTTCGACCAATTGTGCAGGTCAGTCGCGTCTTGATGCGAGTATTCCGGGCCCCACTTTTCCAGGATCTGGATTCGCTTCGTGGCGTCCTTCCAATCCCCGCTCTTGTCGGCCACGTGTGTGCTCACGCACTCGCCAATAGTTACGACCACCTTCCTTGTTCCGCTGGCGAGCGCGTAAATCTCCGCTTCCCACTTCCTCGCTAACTCATCTGCTTCCTTGGCAGATATTCCCGGAGGGAGAAGCTTGGTTTTTCGAACCTGCTCACCCTCGACGACACGCTTGAACGTCCAGCGGAGGCGCTTGCGGCCGGCCTTTGTAATGGTTTGGATTGACATGATGCGAGGAAGTCGTAGAGAGAATCAAGATCGTAGACATACGTCTTGTGGCCAAGGCGATAGCGCTTGATGTGCGTCCCGCCCCGGTCGATTCTGCTGATTGATGCGTATGGCACGCCGAGGATGGCGGCGGCCTCCTTCGCGCTCACGCGCTTTCCTTCGGCGATACCCATTCAACCTCCCAATCCTTATGTGTTGTTTCAATCACGCGTTGTGCTTCTTTCATCATGCTGCCCGTTTCTCCGCTGCAAAAACATCCTGAAGCGCCTTGATCGCATCGGCATACAGGCGATCCTTCCAGCGGCGTCCGGCGTAGTTACCTCGCCTGCTCGGTGGTGCCATCCCCAATTCAAAGCTTCGGGCCTTTTCGCTCACGGTCACCGCGCCGTGTCCCGGCCATTCGATGACGACGCCATAGCAGCCGATCTCTTCGCGCGTCCAGCCTTCCGGCAATGTTGGATCGCTCATCCCACCACCTCCCCTTCCTCCAACTTCTCGAGCGCCTCAAGCGCCAGTCGCAGGGCGAATTCCGTGCGTGGACGGTCTGCGTTATTGGCAATCGCCCATCGGAGTTCGTCCTTTAGCGTTTCGATTTCTGTCATGGGGAGCCTTTTGCGATTTCTTCCTCAATTTCTCGATCGATGCTACGGAGCTTCCGTGCGCACTCGGTTTCCACCTCATAGCGGAGCGCTTTGAGCGCCAGCAGCTTCGTGCTGTATAGCCAGCGCGCACCCTGCGAGGTAGTGCGATTCGTCTGGCCTCGACCATGGTTTATGGAACTTGAACACGCCGGCTCTATGCGCCCATAAGACATGCCGCCGACGTGCAGAAAACCAGTGGAGAGTTCATTCCCCTTCGGCGGCGCAACATCTGGTGCTACGGGTGCCGTGCGCCTCAGGGCGCATTCAGTCAATGCCGCTTCAAGCGTTTCGCGCTCTTTTTTGTTCATCGCCATGTTTTCGGCTCCCTAACCACATTAATTCCCGCCGCAGACAGCGCCACGGCAACCTTGTCCTGCGAGTCGTCGGCCATCATCTGCGCAAACTTGCTGCAAAGGTCATGCACCTGATACGTCGTAGGCTGCTTTGCCAGCGAGAAGGAGCGGTGCGATTCGTCGAATGCTCGGCGGCTGTTGGTGTGGTTCATCATGGTCCCACGTTGATTGCAAACACCCTCACCGGCTCAGGCCCGAAGTGCGGGTGCAGGATGGTTCGTTCGACGTAGCCGCGCCACGGCTTGAGAATGCGGCGGTCCCAATCGTCGGCCTTCGGGTAGCCGAGCGTCAGGACGATTCGACCGTAGTGGCGATTCACCAGGCGCTTCGTCCAGTACTCATTCACAAGCCGATACTCTTCCGGCTTGTCACCGCGCTTGATGGCGTGGAAGTATTCGGCCTTGAGCGGCAAAACCAAGGTTGGCAGATTCATCGGCTCGCCTCGAACATGTCGATCGTCTTCGTGTCGCGCTCGGGCTCGGGCTGTAGATTGGCGATGATGTGGCTCAAGCGCGTGCTGCCGTCGCCACCATATGGCAGGCACTGGCCGTCCCAGCCGACCTTCGCAAGGTCCGCCTCGCTTGTCATCGCAGTAGCTGCCGAATACTTGATCTGATCGCCCAAGGCATCGCCGAATATCTCGCGCTTCTCGTGTTCCGCGACTACACGGGCATGCTGCTCGTTATCCGCCATCACAACGGCAGTCAGGCTGATCGTTAGTGCATACGGTTTCATTTCACTCCTTTTTAGAAAGAGCGCGGATAGCCTCGGCGCATTTGTCCGCGCCGTCAGACTCTCCAGCCACATAGCTATCTGGCGGCATGCCGTGATTGGCGAACTCGCCATGAAGTTCCTCTCGCTTACGGACGGCCACGATGTTCGCCTCTTCCGGGGTATTGAACGAACCCAGGTAATACTGCTTCCTATTGAAATTCACTAATGCGCAGTACTTGCCTTTACGCTCGATAACACCCTTGTAACCGGTTGGATTGTTTCTCAGCAATCCTTTGTTGAGTCCGTTTTGTCCGCTTGTGCATACCCGTAGATTTGCGCGTCGATTGTCGAGCGTGTCCCCGTTGATATGGTCCACCTGCAATTTTTCGCCCTTATTAAGTCCGAACAAAAATCTGTGCAGATAGAGCATGAGCCGGTTATTCGTGGCAACCGTCACTTTCCTGCACGCGTACCCCTTGTTGAAGTACCACTTCATGGCCGACAGAGCCTCAAAATCTTCGTCGTCTACGATTGCAACCTTGCCCTGGGTAAGAGGAATGCTCTTCATTTATTTCTCTCCCGCTTTCTGTGACAGAGCGGCCGGAAGCGGCTTCCAATCACCGTCCTCGGGCTTGCCAAACGACAGGCCCGGTGTGAACACAAGGTTCTCGGTATATCGATCTTCGCAGCGATTCGCGCGAATCCACGATAATGGCCAGCACACTTCCCCGAATTCCCGCTTTCCGACGATGCGATATTTCATCTGCGTGCCATCATCGTGCAAGGCAACTCCGTCTCGATCACAGTCGGCGCCGTACTCAATGTTGTCGCCCTTGTATAGAAAGAAGAAACGTGACCCGACCTTCACGCCTAGTTCGCCCAGGTCGTTGACGATCCACTGCGGCTGCCACGCATCCCGCCCGTCTCCATTCTCAAGAGCGGCGGTGGGAGCGGTGGCATTCAACCGCTGCTCAAGCTGATAGTCAGTCAGCCATTCGGTTGTGTATCCGTCCAGCGTTCCATCAGGGTCCGGCGACAGACAGTCACCATCAGCACCGCTGTAGTTTTCGCCATTCCAAGTCCACAACGAAAGTCCCTCGCCGTCATAGTTGCGGTCGCGGATCAGAGCGAACTTGTGCGCCACCGCCTCTTTCCCTGCTGCCGCGAGTAGAGCGTCGCGCTCGGACTCAAGGGCGGTTAGGCGGGCGTTGAGCCGTTCGTTTTCCTCGGTTAGCAGCGCGTTTGCCTGTCGCTCAGATGCGAGCACTTCGGGCGACGACTCGGCGAGCGCCTTCTCTGCCAACCCTTGACGAATCGACGCGTCACGGATCGTCGCGTCGGCGAGAGACCGGGCGGCGTTAGCCTGCTTGCGAATCGCTGCTTCCAACTCGGCAATGCGGGCGGCTTGCTGCTCGATCAGGTCGGCGGCTTCCGTGGCAATCGACGGGACAGAAGGGATCGGAGCGCGCGTCTCGTGAAACAGGCGCAGCCGCTTAATCAGGTCTTCAACCATTATTTGTCTCCTTGGCGAGGGCGCGGATAAAATCAACGCAATCGAGCACCGTCACTGGCGATAGAAACTGCGGACTCTTGTAATCGTCCGCAAGCGCCTTAGCACATCCCTCAAGCGCCGCGCGGTGGGATGCTTGCTCGATGGCGCGGGCGAAGTCGATTAACGCCGACTCACTAGCATCCAGATCGAAGCCTGTCGTTTCCAGATGCATGCGCTTGATGTCGTCGTCAGTCATGGCCGGCTCCGCTTGCAGGTTGCGCAGCGGTCAGATGGTTGCCAATCGCGTCAATAAGCTCCGTCTGCGCCGGGTGACCGTATTCGCTCGCATGCTGCTCAAGGTGATACTTGGCTTGACGCAAAAGTGTCAGCGCTACCTGTGTCTGTGCTGGTTGCGGGGCGGCGTAGACGATGCGCGTTGCGAAGCATGCCGGGTATTTCGCCATGTGGTCGTGCGCGTCTTTGCTGCAATCCGCCCACACGTCCTTATTCGCATGGATATTTTCTCGACACTGATAGATCGGCTCCGCTGCCACCTTTTCGGCGGTGAGAGCGGCGCGCATTTCGTCCATGCTTGCCATGTCGAACATGCCCGGAAATGCTACTGCTGCATCGTCTTCATCTACCTGCGGTGGAATCCACTTGATGCCAGCGGCGTTGCATTTGGCGATGATCTGTGCATCCGTCAACGATTCATGCGGTGCTGTCGTGCTGGCTATGAAGTCATAAGCCTCGATTGCCCATGCGTTCAGCCGGTCAACATCATCCGGGCCGTAATTGCTCATGTTCAATTCGATGTAATCGGCCAGCAGCGCTTCCCGCTCCCCAATCGCCCCATTTGCGGCGTCCTCACCGATATGCTGAGCGCGGCGGTTCCACCCGGCAATTGCCGATTGCTTGTGAAGACCATTCACCGCGTCAAAGCAACCCATCCGGTTGTTTGCGTAGCCGCGCTTTCCGTCAACGCCGCACACGGTGCACCGGACTAATGCAGCCCAGCGCGTAGCGTCCACTTCCTCGTATTCCTGCAACTCTGCTGCCCCGCCACAGAACGGGCACGGCTTCAGTTCCTCACCGCTCGGCTGAGTGTGATTTGTCGTGGTCATTTGCTGTCCTTTGCGCGAGCGAGTGTGTGGCGTGCGCGGCTCTGAACCCAATCTGCGAACTCCGTGTCATCTGCAAATGTCTCGTGGTCGAACCGCTTGGCATTGACGATGTTTTGCAGTTCCTTCACCGCCTCGTCTGCTTGCTCGGCGTCACCGCACGATTGCGCGGGAGCGGCGTATCCAATCTGCTCATACGCCTTGGCAATGACCTCGTGTGCCTTACCGCGGGCCTTGGAATCAGCCAGGGTCGAAGGCGTTTTTGTGAAGTGCTGCACCATCATTTGCAGCGTGTCGAGCAATTCACGTGTCAAGGCGTCCGCCGATTGCGCGGGAGCGGTGGGAAGGGGGCCAGTAACGCCAGCCAGCTCCCACGTCTCAGTCCTCAGACGGTGCTCGATTTCCTCGCAGGCAAGATCAAAGACTGACTCGGCTTGCGTTGGGATTGCCGTACCTGATTTCGAGAACCCTTGCTGCCGAACGGCGGCCACGATATGCAAGGCGCGCCGCTGCTCAAGCGCCACCGCGAGGTCAATCACGTCATCGGCCGTCACGGCAGGCTTGCTTGCAAGCAGGGCGCGTTGAGCCCACTTGACGGCCTTGGTGAAGCTCTTCAGGTTGCACGGGCAATATGGGTTGTCGGTGCTGAACGTGTCGCGCCAGCCTTTCTCGATCTGCTCATTGGTAAGCACTGCGTCTGTATCGGTATTCATGTCGGGTTCCTTGCGGGTGGGTCAGAACAGATGCGCTTGAATTCGACGACCCAGACCCACGGGTTGTCTGCCCATGCGGCGCCAGCGGCTGGCTTTAGGCCATCCCAAAGACACATGTAAAGTTCGCGGGGCGTCAGGGTCTCGTCGGCGTCGGGCACGTGACGAAGGAAGTCGATCCCTTCAGCTTCGGCGTCCGCGTCGCTGCAGTCCTGCAGACGCTCAACACGCACGCCGGTGACTTCGAGCGTGACGCGAGACGCCCAGCGCGGCATGTGGATGGACGGCGTCCAGACCAGCGTTTCATCCGGCCGCGATGCGCGAAACCAGCAGTTCGCCGCCTTATGGTTTTCCGGGTTGGCGCGCTCTTCGCGATAGCTCGGCAGGTCCGATCCGCTACCCGGGCCGACGTATAAAAACGTCTCGCGCACCCACAGACGATCGCCAGGCTTACCGTATGGGCAACGGATGTGCTTGCTAATAACGCTCTCAGAACTACCCCACGCCCATTCGCCGGTCGGTTCGTCGGCGCCGCGCGCGTCATCCGTGCCGCGAAATTGAAAAATGTGATGCGCTCCTGTCGGCTTCACGATGCGGCGCGTCTGCGTCTTGCTGCCGTCGAGCAGAGCGCGCACCATCGGGCCGCTGAACAGGATCGGACGTTCTTTGCTCATATTCCCTCGCCGGCATAGCCGAACTGTTGATAGAAAAGTCGTGACTTCGCATGGCGCTCGAAAGCGCCTACGATTGATTGTTGGGGGCCGCTGCATCGCGTTTTCATCGGGAACCGCTTGCGCCTATCCGATGCGATGCTGCGGCGGTAGTCGTCAGAAAGGCGCGTCGTCGTTCATGTCGTCAAAGCCACCGCCAGCCGGCGCACGTTGCGGAGCGGGACGTTGTTGTTGCGGCTTCGGTGCGGGCGCTTGCTGCTGCGGCTGCCCGCCACCAGCCAAATCAATCGCAGTGATACGGCCCGCTAGCTTCACGCCTTCCGTGCCGTCCGCCTTTTTGAACGTCTCGACGTGTGCGTCCTCGATTGCGACGGTCACGAGCGATCCTTTCGTGAGGTACGGTGCCAACACTTCAGCACGCTTTCCCCACAGTGCGCCGTCAACCCATTGCGTAGGCTTCTTGCCGTCGTCGCCCTTGCGACCGTAACTGAACGCCAGCGATACGCTTGCAACGGCATCGCCGCCCGTTGTATTGCGCACCTCAACATCGCGGCCAACGCGGGCCAATCCGAAAATTTGAATCATGATTCGCTCTTGTGTAAGTTAAGCGGCCATCGCCGCGATTTGCTTGTGAGTTGCATCGACTTCGAACAGGAACTGTCGAAGCTCTGCCTCGTACTCTTTGATCAGTGCTTCGTCGCGCTCCCAGCGAAACACGAATAGCTGGAGCTTCTCGGGCATCTCAGGATCGAACGAGACGAAGTCGACAAACTCCGCGCCGGTGATCAGCATGTTGTGCAGGACCTGGTTGACGTAAGTCGGTGGCACGCGGTTTTCGGTCAGGTACTTGAAGTGCGTTTTGCTTTTCGGGCACTTCGCCTCCCAAATGCCGAACCTGCCTTCGTCTTCGAGAAAGCCATCGACGCTACAGCCGGCCATCATGTCTTCCCGATAGACAAAGCCGCTTTCCTGAACCGTGATACCGGTTTGGATCTCATATCGCATCCGGGCAAATGGCTCCTGTTCATGGCCGCGTTCGGTGTCGTCGTTTGAAAACTCGTCGGCGCACGGCTTGCACAGCAGGCGCTCAAGCGCTAGCTGGACGCGGTAGTCGGCGCGCGTTGCAGCTTCGCCTGATTTAACCTTGGCAGTGACCGCGGAGGCCTTTGAACCGGTCGCCCTGCCCGAACGATCCGCGAACCATTCTGGCGTCCCCTGGGGATGCTCCGATACGATGAAATTCCGCTTCATTGCGTGCTCCTTTCGATCTCGGCCTTTTTCTTGTCGGCCATCGTTTTGAACTGGTTCCAGCTCGCGACGTCGCTAATGGTTTCGAAGGCGGCCCCGGCCAGCGCACGGGTCTTGCGAACGTCTTCCACCGTCTCCGCAGAATTAAGCGCTGCCTCCCACTTCATCCAGACGTCATCTGCGTTGACCTTGGCAAACCCTTGCGCGTCATCGTCCATTCCCTTCGTCGCAACGCCGGTAGCGGCTAGAAGGGTGTAGCGCTGCAGGTAACTGACCGTCGACGCAACCTGCTGAATGGCGTTCTTCTTGCCGCTGCTGTCGGGCATAGCCTCCATCGTGACTTTCTCGCTATGGCCCAGCACGTGCGTAATCACGCAGTCAACCGTGATCCGATCGCCTTCCTGGCTGACATCCCATCGGTGCGAGAGTTGATGTTTCGCCATGGCGGGACAGACAACCGCGGTCACATCGGATAGTTCGGCGTGCATGTACTTTGTTCCGCTGAACTCGACCGTCTTCTTTTTAAAGATTTCCAGCGGTTCCGATTTGAAGGCGGTCATGGCGGCGACGTATGCCTTGCGGGCTTCGTTGGTCTCCCATCGCTCCTGGAGCGCCATCAGCTTTTCCAGCTTCTCAAGGTCGGCCCCGCTCTCAACTGCGATACGCAGCAGGTCTGCAGGCGTGGCGCTAACGACCGCGCGTTGCTGCTGCACGGCGGGCGGCTTGGCGGCGGCTGCCGGTGCCACGTCAATATCGGTAATGTCGGCCATGGTGGCTACTGTCATGCTGCTTTCTCCAATTGATTTGCGGCGACGTTCTCGGCAGCCAGTTGCTCATCGGCTGCGGCATAGTCGAATTTCTTCATCCACTGCATGACGTCGCCAACGGTGACGCGGTAGTGAGCAGCTAACGTCTTGACCATCTCGACGTCTCCAGGCCCGTTCTTTTCAAACTCAACGCGCTGGCGCTCTGCCTCAGCAGCTTCGGCGGCGACACGCTGCGCTTCCTGCTCCGCAAAGATGCGATCCGCTTCCGCCCGGGCGATTCGTGCCGCCTCGGCTTCTGCCGCCTCACGCTTGGCGCGCTCTTCAGCTTCAATCGCTGCCAGCCGCTCGCGCTCTACCCGCTCCTGCTCTGCCCTTGCCGCTGCAATCTCCGCCTGCTGACGGTCGATCTCGGCCTGTTGCGCCGCCATCCGCGCTTCGTGCTCCGCCTGTTGCTGGCGCATCGCTTCAGCGGCACGCTCTTGCGCTGCTCGTTGCTCGGCTTCGACGCGTTCACGTTCCGCCCGGTCTTTCGCTTCCTGCTCGGCGCGGGCCTCAGCCGCCTTGCGCTCCTGCTCGGCGAGCTCGGCGCGATGCCGTTCAAGCGCCTCACGTTCTGCGGCGATTCGGGCCTGCTCTGACTCATGCTCTTTCTGCGCCGCGAACATCTCCCAAAGCTTGTGAATCGCAGCGAGCTTCGCAACCTCTGCTTCGCCTGAGAACTCCATGAAGCTGTCGAGCACGATCTCGACGGCCTCTAGACTCTCAATCGCCGCGCCAATCGTCTCGGATGACTTTCCAACCAGCATTGACGGGATGGCTTGTAATTCGGCGATTCGCTGGCGGATGGCCGTGATTCGCGCCGACTCGGCCAGCGCCTTCGCGATCTTCTCGTCGTCCTTGCGCTTTTCTTCCGCCTTGATCGCAGCATCGAAGCGCGATTCGAACGGCTCGATCTCGGCCTCGATTTCCTTCTGGCGCGTGTCCAGCAACTTGCCGATTTCCAGAATCGGCGCCTTGCGCTCCTTGCGGGCCTTCTCGCTCGCCACACGGATCTCGCGGAACGTCGCCCGGTGCTTCACTGCCACCGCCATACCGGCTGTCGTCGTCACATCGAACTCTGCCGCGGCGGCCAGCGTCTTGGCATCGGCCAGGCGTTTGGCGAACGGCTCGAACACAAGCTCAACGTACTTCGTCGGCTCGATCGTGATCAGTTGTTGCGGCTGCTCGGCAACCGTCAGTTGTGTTGTGTCGCTCATGCTGCCCTCAGTTGTTGTTCTTGCCATGCTGCAAACCTCGCCTCGTACACATCGAAGTACCCGGCGAACGTTTCGCGCAGCTTTGCTTTGTTGACTGGATCGGCCATCAGATAGCAATGGGCGAGTGACTGGACGAAGGAGCCGCCCTGCTTCTCCATGACGTGGATGGCGTTGTCGTAGTGGGTCATGCGATCTCCTTAGCGCGCGCAATAGCCCTGCGGCGCATGTTTTCGATGTCTCGCGGATTGGCGAGGTGCGGCGTCTTACCCCATGAACAACATTGCAACCACCAACTGTTCAGCCGATGCGGCGCACCGCCGACCACTACTCCACCGTCACGACCTCCCTGGACAGCGTGGAGTGTCGGAACTTGCCCGCAATAGAGGCAGGCGCAATGCTCAAGGCCCTCTATTCCGATGAGCTTTTGCTCGTAGTTCTTGATGGCCTTGTGCTCGACCGTCTCGCGCCATTGCAGGCCATCCGGCACGCTTACCCTGTAGCCGTCCCAATAGTCGAATACCGGAGAAAGCACGCTGCTATAACCAGCACCGCGCATCCGCATGTGAGCGGCGACGATTACAATCTCGCCCGGCAACGCAAGGCTAGGAACGCGCCATTCATATGCGCCTTCGGTCCCGGGCCGTCGCTCGGCGTAGTCGATCCATCCGCTCATGCCGCACCCCGTATCGTTCCCATCTGAACAAACTGGCGAGCGACGCTCGGCGGAATGTAGGCGCCGGAGATACGCACACGCGGCGTCAGGCGAGCGCGCTGCTCAAGCCATTTGCGCCGTTGCTCGCGATTAAAATGCGACCCGTACTGGCGAAGCGACTTGCGGAGAGAGAAAAGCTGTTTCATGTGCCCTCAGCTCGTGAGTGTGTGGACAGCCAGCAGCACCACTGCAACGACGATCGCGCCGCAGGAGACGCCGGCAATGAGTTCGTGTGTCTTGGCGGTCGCTCGCAAAAGATCGTTGTCGTTCGCGAGTCGGCGAAGTCCCTCGTCAGAAATGCAGACGGTGTAATCCTCGGTTTGCTCGTAGGTGGCGCTCATGATTCCTCCTCTTCTTCTTCCGGCTGCTCGTCCAGAACCTCGGCCTCGCACTGCGGGCAGACTTCGCGCACGTCTTTGTGCACTTCCTTGCTGCCCCAGTACTCGTATGCGCCTATGCCAAAGTCGACTTTCACCGTCTGGACATTGCATTGGCACTCAGGGCAATAGCCGTACTTCGTGTCCGGCTCATAGTCCGGCTCGTATGTGTCGTAGTCGCGCAGCGGCGCGATTTGCCTGTAGACCTCGGCATTGAAATGTTTGCCCACGGTAGGACTCCTCAATTCTGTTGAAGGTTAAGCCCTGGCGAGTAGCGTGCCGGTCCCCGGTTATCCGGCGTTCTTGCAGTGGGAATGCGCTACTCGTCAGGGCGCCGGTCTTTCCCGGCTGTCAGCGTGTTAAGAGGCTCGCAACTCTCGGTCTTTCCCGGCTGGCAGAGGCTTCGGGCCGCTCAGATGAGCCACGATACTTCGCCTCGGTTGCCGTCTCTCCGGCTGTCGCACCACTCCTTGTGCCCACTACAGGCCCGGCAGGTGTCGCGTTGAGTTCGTTGCGGCGTCTCACCGCTGCGGCTTATAGCTGCTAAGAGCGGCCGTCGCTTCGATATTCAGTCAAGCGGCCCAAACACCGCCTCACGAAAGCGCAACCACGCTTCCTCATCCCTTTCCCGCTGCGCCGCCATCTGCTCGTCAAGCCATGCGCGGGTGATCTCTACCCATGCGTCAAGTTCCGTTTTCATTTCACCCTCGCCGTCACGCAGTCAACAATGTCTCGCGCCGTCCTGAGCGCGTTCATTGCGTCGTCATCGATCTCAAACCCGAACTCGTCTTCGACAGTCATCGTGATTTCGAGCAGATCAAGATCGTCCATGCCGTACTCGACGGCCATCTGAGCGTCGAGATTCAAGCTGGCCGGCGTCGTGGCGAACTGCTCGGCGACGATGTGCCGCACCCGCTCCTCAACATTCCTCACTGCGGTTTCCATGCTTCCCTCCGCTTGGGTTCGCGGTTGCGGCGCTCGTCGGCACCGCGCACAAATAAAATGAGCACGATGTTCGCGATCAGGATGATGGTTATCCAGTGGTAGGTGTTCATTTGGCCTCCAGAAGGGCGCGACCTTCATCCATAAACTTGAGAATGTCAGCGGCGTTGTTCATCGCGGTCCAATACAGCTTTTCTAGCATCGTGTCCGTCAGCGCTTTCGGCTGGCTGGCGGGCTTGGTGTCGACTTGCGTGAACATCGCGTCATGCCATGCGATCTGCCAGGTGAACCAATCGACGTTTATTCCGGCTTCGCGCTGCTGCTCGAAGCCTTCACGGCATGCATGCGGGTTAATGGTTTCCATGGTCAGCACCAGGCAATCAGATCAAGTTGGACATACTCCGAATCCAGCACCCTGCCCGTCCGCGTTACCCGGTCGATCCGGTAGAGGAAACCAAGGTGCGGGATCGCCTGCGTCGCTATCTCCATGATGCGGTGGACTGCTCTTTGAGGGGTCATGGTTGGGTCCCGGTGGCTTTGGCGAGTGCTTCACGCGCAACCTCGCATGCCATGCCAATCAGGGCCATTAGCTCAACCGGGCTTCCGTGATCACATGCCTCAACTAATTCCCGGCATGCGTCAAAAAGATCCGGGGCGGCTTGAAACAAGCGAGCCACCGCCTCAGCCTCGCCTTGTGAGCAATCAGGTCCGCGCTGCACGCTGGCATAGATGCGGTTGCAAAATTGCTCCTCGCCCTTGCTCCAGCCTGCGTGCTGAAGCGCATAAATCGTCGAGCCGGTTCGCAGATATGGCCCCGGCGTATGCTTGATCTCGCTCATGTCACTCTCCCAGCGCCGTAGCGCTAAGTTGTACTAACGTGCGATCGCAGAACGCGGCACGCGGGTTGTTTGATTAGCCGCCTAGCGGGCGGCATTCCGTATCGCTATGGCCTGGTGGCCCTTGGTGGTATGCAGTGTTCGGGTGTGGCGACTGGACCGTCGGTGCACCGCACCGATATTCTTTCCGCGCCTTAAGCCGGCCTTAGTTCACCCAGCCGACATCCAATCGCCACGCCTGAAAACTGCCTCCGCACGGCTCCGGTCTGTTTCCCGTCACCGTGCGGTTTTGATCTGTCGCAGCGTTCCTCAGACTTCTGTCCGGTAGCCATACATCGGCCTAGCGCGGTTGGTCTGTGCTGCGTAACGGCCGATTCGATCAGGCCGGCAGAGCGAGTCCCGAAGGAGGCTCTGCGTATTCGGTTTTTAAAGATCGCAACTCGCTGTCACCGAGTTGTGCGCCGTTGCGCGGTGTTGCGGTAGTGCTTGGTATGGAGAGAATCATAGATCAATTTGATTTGCTTTGCAAAGCAAAACTTCATAAAAAGATTTGCTTGCACTGCAAAAATGTTTCTATCGGCTCGATAGGTCCGATAGAGCAAAAAGATTTAACAATCCGCTTCATTCGCCGCCTAGACTTCAGCGGTAGACAGGGAGAGCGCAATGACAGCTGAAGACGTGATTACCGTGTTCGAGCGGCTGAACATTGAGGGCCGGGCGGACGTGCCAATAGATGACGCGTGTGCCGGCTTCGCGGGGTGGCTGGCGGAGAACTGGGAGATATTTGAGGGGGATGACCTGGCGCTGCTGACGTCGGTCGGCGCTACGTTGTGGCGGGAGGGGTTTGCGCAGAGGCGGAAATGAAAAAGCCTGGCGCACGGCCAGGCTCCTTCGACATACCCCGTTTTGTGGTTTTTAGCGGTTACTAGTTGCCGCCGGCCAGGCCTGAGCCTGAGCGGTAGATCACCTCGCCGGCAATCTGCAGGCTCTCCAGCTGGTCTGCATGAATCACCTTGTCCGGGAACTCCGGATTGTATGAGTGCAGCCTGAGCGCCCCTTCCGGCTCTTTGAATATCTGCTTGACCAAGGGCTCGTCCTCAAAGACAACTGCGTAGATCAGACCGTCTTTCACCCGGGTCTTGCTCGAGCAGATCATCATCATGTCGCGGTTGAACAGGTATGGCTCCATGCTGCGGCCGTGTACCTGGGCGAGCTTGCAATCTTGCGGTCGTACTCCCAAGGCGCGGAAAAAACCAAGGTCAAACGGAAGCGCCTTCTTCTGCCTTACTTCCCACTGAATCACGCCAGTCCCCGCCGAAAAACGATAGTCAAACCGGTCAATCCAGACCCGATCCTCATCGATCTCAAGATCCTCCGGCGCCTCCCAGGTGACTACATTACCTTGGTCGTCGGGAAGCAAACGCTTAATCAAGGCATCTGGTTGACTTGTTTTTGCCACATCGTTTTGCTCTGAACTGTGCTGTACGTCTAGCCACCCTTCAGGCCGCGCAAAGGCTGACTCGATCCGCCTGGCCAGCTTATCGCCAATGTTGCGAGTGGGCGCAGGCCCCATAACCTGGTTGACCTGCTGCGTGCTGCTGTCGATCCTGCGGGCGAACTCCGCCGGCCCGTCCGTCATCAACGAACGTGCGTTCTCCAGCCTGATTTCCTTGACTGTTTTCATGGGCCGAATGATGGGCGCATCAATCATTTTGATCAACGTGCAAAAAGATTTGCTTTAGCACATCAAACCACTTGATGTGTATATCGTTTTGATCTATATTGGCTACACACTTTGATTTATTGGTAGCCACATGGATCTCCGAACGTACTTCCAGACGACGAAGCCTGCCGAGCGCGAAGAGTTCGCGAATGCCGTCGGCGCCAAGGTCGATTACCTGTACCTCTGCTCTCGCGGAACGCGAAAACCCGGACCGGAGTTGTGCAAGCGCATTGTCGCTCATGACGCCAGGTTCACGCTTGGAGAGCTCAGGCCGGACATCTGGGGTGATGGCATTGAGGCCATCGCATCCATCGACGACACCCAACCGCCCGTAGGTGTGCGGGGATCGGCTAGAAAAACCAAAGACAGCAAAAAGCAGCACTAGGGGCGACATAGACGTAACAGGGTTCACCGAAGCATGGGGGCGTTTTTTCATAAGTTGTAGAGCCTGAATGGCGGCATGAACTGTCGCCATTTTCTCCAGTATGGACCGTCAACGCCTCGCAAGAGGCACAAACCATAGGAAAGGTGAACAACATGCAGCAACGTGAAATGCCCATGCACGGCGAGGTAAAGAAAGTGAAAGCAGCCCCTAACGAGCTAGTGAATATGTGTGATGACGAACTCGATGCTGTGCGTCTCTGCATCCAGCTTTCCAAGTTCACACACGACTACGTTGGCAAGCAACTGTCGATCGACAAGGGATATATGTCGCGCTTACTGCAAGGCAATGCCGGCGCACTGATGCAGAAACGCGTCGCGCTGATGAAGTTGTGCGGCACGTATGCGCCGGTCCAGTTCGAATGCGCTGAGCTTGGTCTTGTGCCGGTGCCGCGTGACGAATACGAGCGGTTGTTGGCTATGGCGGCTGAACTTGATGCCATCAAGGGCGCCGGCTTTATGGGATTGGTGGCCGCATGAACCTCCACAAACGCAACGAATTTCAGCGCGCCCAATGGCAGGCATATCAGGCCAGCCAGAGCGTCTCGCTGATTGACCGCCTGATGGCATCGCCAGTCACGTTCGGCGTCTGCCTGTCGGTGCTGTGTGTGCTGCCGGTGGTGGCCGTGATTGTTTGTCTTAGGGGGTGAGATGAAACGAGACCTTCTGAATCGGGAACCGGCCAAGTGGCGCGACCAGGACGCATTGGCCCAGAAGATCGGGCAGACGCGCAAGAAGGCCGAGAAGCATCAGCTCGTCACCCTTCTGTGTGATTCGCTCGCGCGGATGACTGAGAAGCCGAAGCATCGGAGGCCGCTGTGAGCGCCCGCGGAGTTCGTCGGGTGTCCAGTGCTGAATTGCGCATTAACAGGGCGCTGGATTCGTTGGTTAAGAGCCTGCCGGTCGACGTCTTCCCGATTGCCGATCCGGACCTCGCTGCGCTTTCGGAACTGCTGCATCGCATGACTGTGTGCCAAGAGGATACGCCTGCAACGCGCATGGCCGGCGAAGCTATCCGCAGGCTGCGGGCTTATTTGTTGAAAGTTGGAAAGCAAAGATGAGGACCGCGCTCAAGAGATCGCTGATGTGGCTTGTATGCCGCGCTATGTGGCTCAAGCCGGTGGTCGATTGGGCATTCAAGGTGTTTGACCTGAAGGGGCTGTGAGTGGCCGGGGATTGGATAAAGATGAGAATCGCTTTGGCGGATGATCCCGCCGTCATATCTATAGCTGCGCGCTTGTCTGTCGACGAGTTCACTGTTGTCGGTATGTTGCACCACTTGTGGGGGTGGGCCGATACGCAGTCACGCGATGGTCACGCTCCCGGCGTGACAAATGTCTGGATAGATCGGTACGTTCGTCACGTTGGTTTCGCCGAAGCGATGGTTTCTGTTGGGTGGCTGAAGATCGACTCGGCCGGCGTGACGTTCCCGAACTTTGACAGACACAACGGCGAAAGCGCCAAGGCACGCGGGTTAGCAGCCGAAAGAAAGAGAAATCAGAGAAGCAAAGTCACGGAAGAAGATGGACAAATGTCACGGTCAGAGCGTGACATAAACGTGACCAGAGAAGAGAAGAGAAGAGAAGAAAAGAAAGAGAGTGCTCCGAACGCTTCGCGTCCGAAATCTCGCAAAACGGCGATACCTGATGACTTTGGAATCAGCGACCGTGTTGCGGCGTGGGCGGCGGAAGACGGATACGAATTCCTTGACGAGCACTTGGCGTCCTTCAGACGGAAAGTCGCGGCGAATGGATACAAGTATGTCGACTGGGATTCAGCCTTCATGGAAGCGATCAGAAGCGACTGGGCGAAGATCAACAACAGGCCGAAAGGCAATACGTCGGGGTTGGTACTGTGAAAAGCTTCAGTGATTTCGGAATCGACTTGGGCAACAAGAGCGGCGTTGAGGTCAAGACGACCTGCCCGCAGTGCTCGTCGTCGCGCAAGAAAAAGAACTATCCGTGTCTGAACGTCAACACGGAACAGGGCGTATGGAATTGCTGGCATTGCGGCTGGAGCGGCACGCTCAAGGGCGGCGAATGGCAGAAGCCGGAAGTCCGTAAGGTCTACACGAAGCCTGCATTCGTCACGCCGGCGCAAGTGCCGGATGGCACCGTCGCGTGGTTCAAGACTAGAGGCATCGATGCGGCGGCGCTCGAGCGCAACAAAGTCACGAAAGGCAATACCTACTTCCCGCAGATCGAAGAAGAGCGGGACTGCATCATGTTCCCGTACTTCCGCGGCGAGGAAGTGGTGAACATCAAGTACCGCTCGAAAGACAAAATGTTCCGCATGGCGTCCGGCGCCGAGCGAATCTTGTACGGCATCAACGACATCGATCCTGAAGGCCTTATTTGGGTTGAGGGCGAAATCGACAAGCTGTCAGTCGAGATGGCGGGCCTGACGAGCTGCGTGTCTGTTCCAGATGGCGCGCCCGCTGCCGACTCGAAGTCGTACAGCAACAAATTCGACTTTCTCACCGAGAAGGCCCTGGAAGACGTGAAGGTGCACATCATCGCCGTCGACAACGACGAGCCGGGCGTACGCCTGCAGGAAGAGTTAGTGCGCCGGCTCGGTCGCGAGAAGTGTCTGATCGTAGTCTGGCCGGAAAACTGCAAGGACGCCAACGAGGTCTTGCTGACGCACGGCCCCGACGTCCTGCTGGATTGCATCAAGAATGCTCGAGCCCTTCCCATTGAAGGGACGTACAGCGTCAACGACATCATCGAGTCGATTTTCAACGACTACGAATACGGCCCCGAGCGCGGTGTGTCGACGAGTTGGTCGGAAATGGATGATACGTACCGCGTCATGACGGGGGAATGGACGCTCGTAACGGGCATTCCTGGGCACGGCAAGTCTGAGTGGCTAGATGCCCTTGCCCTGAACCTCGCGAACCACTACGGGTGGAATTTCGACATCTTCTCTCCGGAGAATCAGCCGCTCAAGTATCACGTCGAGAAGATGGCGGAAAAATTTGTCGGCAAGCCGTTCATGGAAGGGTTTACGGATCGTATGTCCTTCAAGGAAATGAGCGAAGCGCTGAAGTTCATCAACGATCACTTTCATTTCATGCTGCCCGACTACCCCACTGTCGACGGTTTGCTTGAAATCTCGCAGCAACTGGTTTTTCGCCACGGTATCCAGGGGTTGATTATCGATCCGTGGAATGAAATTAACCCGGCCCGCGACGGCAACGTTACTGAAACGGACTACATCAGCCAGGCGCTGACGAAGATCCGGACGTTCGCCCGCCGCAATCAGGTTCACGTATGGCTAGTCGCTCACCCGACGAAGCTGCAGAAGGATAAGACGACCGGCGCATATCCGGTTCCGACGCCGTATGACGTCAGCGGCTCGGCTCACTGGAGAAACAAGGCGGACAACTGCATCACGGTTTATCGCGACGTTGTACAGGCGGGATCGCCAGTCCAGGTTCATGTCCAGAAGGTCCGGAAAAAGACGAACGGCAAGGTTGGAATGGTCGAGTTCGATTACGACCATATCTGCGGCAGATACAAGCCGTACAAAAAGAGCGTCTTGCCGAACACGTATTCGATGACCAACCGTAGGAAGGAGGCAGCGTGAATACAGACGAATTGATTGCAGATATCCGCGCGACGTTTCCCGGCGTTGCCGCAATGAAACGCGAGTCGTGTGCAGGCGGCGAACGCTGGATGATTGGTGCCGAGCAAGCGACGCCATTTCCAGATGGCCTATCGGTCTTCTGCGGCTGCGCCGGATGTTTCGAGTCTGGCACGCATGACGGCGGAGTTCACTCAGGTTTTGCTAAGTGGATCGAGAACCGGAGCTTCTATCTCGAGCGAGAAGACGAATTCTGGTTTGTGCCCACGGGCTTGCCTGTCGCAGAAGAGATCGCCGAATGGCACGCAGCATATGCAATCGCACACGCCAAGGGGCCAGTCGACCCAAATGATGACGGGTTGCCCTTCTGATGATCCACGACCCGGTGAGACTGCAGGAAGTGATCGAAGAAATATCCGAGTGGCCGACGAAACAGCATCGCGTCCAATACATCGAGGCGATAAGCAAAGAGTTCGGGCCAGAGGCGGCGCAACAGATACGGGACGGCCTGAGGTTGTGGGCCGAGAGAAACAAGTAAGGGGTGGCGAGATGAGTGAAATAACTGAAAGACGCGTAGGTAGTTGTACTAACGTGCTGGAGGTCGTATGAGCCGCAGCCAGAAGTCTAGAAAGAAGTACGACCCCAACCGCCGACTGAATCGTTGCGCCGCAATCATGGAACGCGCCATCGCCCGCATGCCGATTCGAGAGGATGCAAAGCGAGACATCGAGATCGCGGCACACATCGCATTAGATCGGCTGCTCAAGGGCGCTGACAAAGACTCGCTTTACGTTCTCGCGAGCGCTATTGACGTCGCGCATGAACTGGCCGTTAAGGACGTCGGCGCTGACTACCTCGCTGAGATCGAAGCCGGCATGGCCGCCATCGTGCGCGCAAAGAAGCACGGAGATCTGACTGGCGTCTGGAAGTTGTTCGGAGACGACGCTGACCGCGTCAGTACCGCCCTCGCCGTTCACGACGCCCAACTCGAGGTCGCGAGCCGCGAGTTGGTGGTCGACACGATCAACACCGTCACCGCTCGAGTCGAGGGCGGTTCGAAGGAAACCGAATTCGAAGAAATGATGTTGCAAGCGGCATAACCAAACATACGGAGTGAAAAATGGCATCGGAGAAGCAAATGGCCCGGTGGCTGAGACATTCGACAGTCCGCGAGAACGGCTGCATCGAATACAACGGCAACGTTAATCGAGATGGGTACGCTCCAGTCCGACATCAGGGTACTAGGCAGTATCTGCACAGAATTTCGTTTGAGCATTACAAGCACAAGTTGGACGACGGAATTTGCGCGCTACATAGCTGCGATAACCGTCGTTGCTGGAATGCGGAACATCTGTTTGCTGGGACGCGCACGGTCAATAACGAAGACAAGGTCAAGAAAGGTCGTCAAGCGAAAGGATCGGAGCACGGATTGAGGGGCGCCGAACACCCGTTGGCGAGGCTTTCTACCCAGGATGTGCGGAATGTTAGGGCGCTGTATTCGGATGGCGAGAAACAGCGCGTGATAGCAGAAAAGTACGGGATCAGCCAGCCGGCTGTATCCGCGATCGTTAATCATAAAAGGTGGGCGTAATCATGGCTTCAGTTAATCGCGTAACTCTCCTCGGCAATCTCGGTGCAGATCCGGAAGTGCGTTATCTGCCCAGTGGCGACGCGGTGGCGAACATTCGCCTCGCAACGACCGACCGTTACAAGGACAAGACGTCCGGTGAAATGAAGGAAGCCACCGAATGGCACCGGGTGTCGTTCTTCGGACGCCTCGCCGAGATCGTCTCCGAATACCTGAAGAAGGGATCGACGGTCTACATCGAAGGAAAGATCCGCACACGCAAATACCAGGCGCAGGACGGCACCGACCGTTATTCGACTGACATCGTTGCAGACCAGATGCAGATGCTCGGTGGCCGCGCCGAAGGTGGTGAGCGTCCGCAGCAACGCCGTCAGGAGTCCGCCAAGCCTGCAGAGAACCGTGCGCCGGCCGGTGGCGGGTTCGAGCAGATGGACGACGACATCCCATTCTAGGAGGAAGTCATGGGAGCCAGAAAGTGGTCCGACGAGGAGATCGCCATTGCTCGAGGCATCCTCGCGAGCGGCAAGACCGTAAAGGCGATGGCGCATCTGCTACCCGGCCGCCCTATCGGCGGAATCAAATGCATGGTCACGAAGCTTGCCGGCGACGACAAGAAGAAGCGCGGCGACACGCAATGGCTGTGGCCGGCGATGGAACGGGAGCTTAAACAGAGTCCCGGACAGACCATTGAGGAACTGCGCATCAAATTCGGCTGCTCGCATAAACACGCATGCGATGTCATTCGTTCGCGGCACGGCTCTGATGTCTATGTCTCGGACTGGAAGACCTATATCGGCCATCACATCGAAAGATGGTCGCTGGGAACTGGTCCGGACGCACCGAAGCCGCCGCGTCAGTCGATCGAGGAACGTCGACGTCTTGGAAGACTTGCGTATCGGATGCGAACTGCAAAGCGGAATCCGTTCGAAAACATGTTGATGCAGCTTCAGGGTGAGATAGCCAAGGTCGGGGCAAATGATTCGGGCCGCGTCTACATTCACCTGACCGACTCACCCGACGAAATGGAGATCGCAGCATGAACTGCAAACCTGGTGATCTGGCGATCGTTATCAAAGCAAGCAGGGAATCCAACATCGGAAAGATCGTAAGGGTGCTTCGTCTCTATTCCCGCGAAGAAAAAGGAGTCGCATGGGAGGTTGAGTGCGAAACCGTTGTCGAAGTGGTCGGAATTTTTAATCAGCGTCCTGCACGGCGTAATCCTGAAAAAGCTCTCATCGCATGGGATGACTGGCTTCGTCCGATCAGCGGCGTCCCCGTCAACGACGAAGTAACCGACGACATCAAGGAGCCAGCATGAACACCCTACCCGAACCCTCGCAACTAGTCGCGGGCATGAGCCACAAAGAAATGCTCGAGATTATGGCTGCGAACAACATTTTCTGTGGCCATGACCGCTTCGCCCGAATCCTGATGGATGCGCAGCGTCGAGCCATTGCGGCGCAGAGCGAAGTGAATGAGGAGAAGACGGTATGACCATGTTCGAAACCACACGCCGGATTTATATCAGCGGGCCCATGTCGGGAATCGATCGCCTCAACTTCCCGCTCTTTAACCGCACTGCGGTGCGTCTGCGGAACATGCGATGGGAGGTCGTCAACCCAGTCGAGATCAATCCAGACCCAGAAGCCAAATGGCTTGATTGCATTGCAGCCGATTTGAAGGCGATGGACGGCTGCACGGCGATCTGTTTGTTGCCGGGCTGGACAAATTCGTTTGGCGCCAAGATCGAGCGCCTGGCTGCCGACAAGCTTGGGCTGGAAATTTACAACTTAGCCGATCTTATTCCGGAGGCAGCATGAGAGACCTTCCCAACATCATCGCCCTGGTTGGCAACGCAGGCGCCGGCAAGTCGACCGTCGCCGAATACCTGATGGAAGTTCATCGCTACAAGCTGGTGAAGTTCGCCGGCCCGCTCAAGACCATGCTTCGGGCGATCGGTCTTGACGAAGAGGAAATCGAAGGCTCGCGCAAGGAGGTGCCTTGCGACCTGCTGTGCGGAAAGACGCCACGGCACGCGATGGTCACGCTCGGAACTGAATGGGGCCGCGACCATATCGGCGCAAACTTCTGGGCGGGTCTGTGGCAGGAAGAAGTCGCGGCGCACATCAACTCAGGACATGTGGTCGTGGTCGACGATTGCCGTTTCCCGAACGAGCTCGAAGCCGTCAGGAAAATGGGTGGCATCGCCTGGCTCATTACGCGCCCGGATCACGCAGGTTCGTCCATCCCGACGCACCGCAGCGAAGGCGCCCTGTCGCACCACTATAGCCAGATGCGCCACATCATCAACGATAGCGACGTCACGGCGCTGCACTTGCAAGTGTTCGACGCGTTGCGGGCTGAGTTGAATGCCGAGTATCTGGCGCATGAGGTGAAGGCGTGAGCGAACCACAACAACTTCGCGTCTACCGCATCGAGGCGATCGGTTTAGATCCCATCACGGTCTACGTTGAGCAGTTCCGCCCGGGCGCCGCCCGCATGGTGGTCCAGTGCTATGCGCGAGCATGGACAGGATTCTGGGGCTCGCATGGCACGGAAGCCCCGCTGGAATCGTTTGTTGCTTCAAGCGATGCCGAGTATGTCGCGAACGGGCTTGTGTGGGGAACCAATGACCTGATTCTCAAGCGCCGCGAGAAAGACAACTACGCGTATGTCACAAGGATTGTGCGGGCGATTCAGGCGGAGTTTAGACGTGTCTCGTTGGAGGTCGCAGCATGACCGCCGCCCTATACAGAGAGTTCACGCTAAAGAACGGCGGCGTCTGGAATGCCGTCGTAGCCTTCATCAAGGCGAATGCACCCACATTCGCCGACAAGGGGGAGCCGTTGCGTCTGATCGTCACCGCCGAGGAGCGGCAGAGAAACGCTCAGCAAAACCGCTTTTACTGGGGCGCCGTGCTCAAGCAGGTCAGCGAGTCAGCATGGGTCGACGGAAGGCAATACGACAAAGACACGTGGCACGAATTCTTCGCGCGCAAGTATGGCGTGCTCGACGAGCTCACCCTGCCCGATGGCGAAATCATTACGCGCCGGAAGTCGACGACGCAGATGAGCGTTGGGGAGTTTTCGGAATATCTCGATGCCGTGCAGAGCTATGCGGGCGAAACGCTGGGGGTGACGTTCGAATGAAACACAGCCAAGTTTTCACCATTTGCGCGGCTGTCTACATCTCTCCGCACGTTTCGCCGGCAGCGGGAATATGTCTTGGCATCTATTTCGGAGTGTGGGCGATTTATCACGTGTGGAGGGAATCTTGATCCGCACTTCAATCCCGGTGAAGAAGGCACTAAAGCCTCGCCGCTGCCGATCTTGTGGCAACTCCTTTCAACCGATCAGCAGCATGTCCAAGGCGTGCTCGGTCAACTGTGCTCTTGATCTGGTTCGCCAAGCCAACGCTCGCAAGGAAGCCCGAGCCAAGCGCGAGGAACGGGTAGCAACGCGGGTGGCGAAGGAGAAGGCAAAGACCCGCGGCACACATTTGAAGGAATTGCAGGCAGCGTTCAATGCATTCATCAGAGCGCGGGATGCGAATGAGCCTTGCATCTCCTGTGACCGACCGGCGACTTGGGATGGTCAATGGCACGCATCGCACTATCGCTCGGTCGGATCGACGCCGGAATTGCGCTTCAACGAATTTAACGTGCACCGGAGCTGCAGTATCTGCAACAACTTTTTGAGCGGCAACATCGGTTCATATCGCCCGCGACTTATCGCGAAGATCGGATTGGAGAAGGTCGAATGGATCGAGGGCGACCATCCCCCGCAAAAGCTCACCATCCCGGAGATCATCGAATTGAAGGCTCAGTACCGGGCGAAGGCCCGAGAGATCAAGAAGGCAACGACTAACGAATTGGAGGCGGCGTAATGGTCAAGAGATACGGCACGAGCAGCATGGAATGCGAGAACGGCATATACGTTTTGCATGCGGAGTATGAAAAGGTTCTGGCGGAGTGTGAGCGGCTTCGGGCGGCGCTCGATTCCGGAACCCCGGCACAGCAATTCGCACTGGTCGTCGACCGCAACTATGAGGGCGAAGGAATTTCACTTGCCACTTGGAACGGTGAGAACTACAGCTTTCCAGATGGCGATTGCTACGAACGTCGTGGCGACACATTGGATGGCTACGAAGCCGAGTGGCTGACGGACCATCAACTCGAACAACTCGTCAGGACGGGGCGCGCAAAGGAGAAAGCATGAAAACAGTCGCGCTCTGCGTCGCCTTCTACGGCCTAGGCGTATTCAACTGCGCCGTGTTTGCTGCGGTGTACCTACTCCACCGCCCGCGGTATGTGGCGCCGACGATGCATAACAGGAAGTGGAGGGATAGAGCCATCTGCGAAGCAGCACCGCCTTTGGATCGCGAAGACGCTGGCATTCAATACCGATTCATGGGCGCGACCGGACTTGAAGATTGATCGCAAAACGGGTGATTGACAGATCGCTCCGTTTGTAGTCCTTAATGTCGCAATGGTATAATCGACGCAATAGGTTGTGTCGGTTTTGGTGGTTCTAACTACATCGTGTGCGGGGTTCTATGACAAGTTTCAGTGGTTTCCGTAGACGCGAGGCGCGAGCCATCAACTCGGGCAATCTTCGCTGGTCTGATCGAGAGTCAACCGATGCCGATTTCATCGCGGCACGTGGCCTATCAGGAGAACCGCTCGGTGCATTGCTTGAGCGTCTGAAGTGGGGCAACGATCACCGCGCCTACGCCCGTTGCGTACATCTTCTCGGCGAGCGTTTCTATGCTCGCAAGAAGCGCAACGTGGTGAAGGCTCTCTGCCACACAGCGATCCGAGAGTGGCTCGACGAGAATTGTCGGAAGTGCGGTGGTCGCGGGCTGGAGACGGACAAATTCCGCAACATGACGTCCTGCACAAAGTGCAACGGAACTGGTCTGCATCAATACGAGGACTACGAGCGCGCCCACATGGCTAATCTGGCCGCCGGTTCGTGGAAGAAGTATGAGCGTGACTATGAAACTGTTCTCGAATGCCTTCGTGGCGCCGTGTCCTCGCATACGGTCGGCGCGATGAAAGCGTTTGGGGCATTTGATGAGGTGGCGGCATGAACGACAATGAAACAGAGGCCTGTTCTTCGTGTGGGTTAACGGTGGGCGAGACGAGGCTCCTTGTTTCCCTCAGAGATGGACAGACAGAGATCCCATACCCGAATGACGACATCCTTCGCCTCGTCGGCTGGGAAAAGTCTGACGGAGGCGGGATGCCGCGCATGCAAGCAATTAGCCGGTACAACGCCATAGCCTCGTTCGTTCTGGATGGAGTCGCATCGTCGTTTCCTGGAGTAAAAGCATGATCAGTCGAGAAGAGTTTGAGTCTCACTGGGTGAGCGATGTTCCGCAGATGTATCGCGCGTCGGCGCTTGAGGAATTGAGGGCGAACCGCAGCGATGAGTTCGGCTATGGACGCGACGAATTGCGGTGGGCTTGGGACGCATGGCAGGAGTCCCGTCGCGTCGCCCTTCAGGAAATCGGATCGATCCTTATGGACCAGTCCATCCCTCATCTGGCTGTCCGCATGAATGACGCCATGAAACTGATCGATCAAACAGTTTTGCAGGCGTGAAAATAGTTGTTGTAAACCCTTGCGTTCTTTCGTACACTGTGGACTTAGAGCAAGTAAATGACGTTTAGCCCGAGCCGGAATCGGATAGCGCAGACAGCCGCGAGTCCCCGGAAACCAGCAGACGCCCTCGACATATAACGCTCCCAAAGATGTTTGATGGGATCGTGCGCTCAAAAATTCCCAAAGCCCTGCCCTAACCCGGCGGGGCTTTTTCGTTTCTGGTCGCCATGAAATTCCCCGAACCCCAAGAGTCCCGCGCTTATGGGAACCCGGAGGATGTCTATGCAGCCAAGCAAGCGGCAGAAGCTAACCGCGCCAGACGTGCGGCAGAGGCTGAGGCAAATGAGCCGATGGCCAGACGTCGAACGTTGACTGTCCGCAAGGGCTGGCATGCGCGCAAAGCCGCAGAACAACTTTTCGACTTCCCCGCTGGGGCCGGTGCAGTGTCGGCCGTCCCGTGCCCCACTCCCTCTGCAATGAGGGTCGAGCTGGTCGACTGACGCCAGCGAGAATTTGATATGAACGCACAAGAGTTAATCGACAGCCTGGAGTTGGATCTGGAGCGCATGCGCGCCATCGATCCGGCGCTCAGGGCTTCGATGATCGCGCGGCTGGATGAGTTGCGTAAGGCAATGAAGTGACTGGCCTCCTGGAAAGCCTCACCTTTGGACCAATGCTCGCAGCAACATGGCACCTCGCATGCGCGCACGCACTCACCGGCTACACAGAATGGCTGATAGACGTTTGCGAGCCGTTCGCTGCTGGTGGTGTGCTAGAGAGTTGATTGACGGCCGGCGTTGTTGCAGGCCGGAAGACAAGTTGGACTGATCCCCCGCTCCGCCGCCAGCTACGGTCGGCGTAGCAGTTTGATACGGGTGGTGGGGCACCAAAAGCGCCGATAGTACTAGGGTCTCGTCCACCCCTGCGGCACAACGGACGGCTTTCATGCAGGCGCACTAAGCGCGGATACAGCAAGCCATGGCCTTCTGCGACACGCGGTGGGTTGATCCGGCCGGATTTGGGACTGCTCCGGGAGTGCGCCGCCATGAGGGTGACAGCCGCAATCGACCATTGATGTCCGCAGCGATCCCAGAACAATCCGCACACCGTGCGGGCGCCGGGTAGAGGACATTGCCGCAATGATGTGGCTCACTAGATTGCGCCGCCGCTTATGCAGATGGCAACCCGCAAACGGATGGGGCTCTGCCTGCTAGTCGCGGACTCCCTCACCCATTCTCCTCGCTAGTAGCTTCCCCTGGCTACTCTGCCGTCTTCGGACGGCTTTTTTATTTGGTGCGACCGATGGCAACGCGAAAGAAAGCCGAACCCGTCGAGCGCACAGATATTTGCAAGGCATGCCGCTTCGCGCACTACGACCGCGCCGAAGGGCTGCACTGCAGACGGTATCCACCCGTCCACGTCTATGACGTCGCGACAGGCGTAACAGCCGTTCAGTGGCCGGAAGTCGATTCCGACATGTACTGCGGCGAGTTCAAAGCACAATTAAGCTCATAAGGGGAAGGCAGTGGCACGACAATTTGACCCGCGTTTGCGAGAATTTGCCGATGCCCGGGAAATTTCCTTCCTCGAAGCCGTCGAGAAACACGGTAAGCCCACGCACGCAGCGAAAGCGCTTGGCATCCATCACAGCGTTCTGATTCGCGCTCTGGAGAATCTGGAGAGGCGGGCAGCGAAGATGGGGTATGCGCCGGCGCATGATATGACGCACACGGTTCCTGATGGATTCCGCGTCAAGGGTACGTCGACGGCCTACACGGCTGACGGCATTGCCATTCAGTGGGTCAAGACTGAGCGGGACGGCAACCGGGCGGAAGAGATCGCCCGCGAGGCTATCGCCGTCCTGACTGAGTCCGTGCAAGGTCTCGCGCCTCTCACTGCTGCGCCGGCCTATTCGCAGCCTGACATTCTGGCCGTCTACCCTTTTGGGGATCCGCATGTCGGCCTGTACACCTGGGCCAAGGAATGCGGCAACGACTTCGATCTGGAGATCGGCCGCAAGCTCACGCTCGGCGCAGTTGACCGCTTGGTGGCATCGGCGCCCGCCGCAGAGACAGCGATTCTGCTGCTTCTCGGCGACGTGTACCACATGAACGATCAGACAAACCAGACTCCGGCGCACCGGCATCAGCTCGATGTCGACTCGCGCTTCGTCAAGGTCTTGCAGGTTGGCATCGAGACATACCGGCACGCGATACTCCGCGCCCTACAGAAACACAAGCGCGTGATCGTCAAGGCAGTGCCTGGCAATCACGATCCGCAGGCAATCTGGGCGCTCGCGTTCACGCTGGCTGCCTACTTCTCGAGCGAGCCGCGGGTTGAGGTCGATCTAGGCCCTTCGAAGTTCTGGTACTTCAAGTTCGGCAAAGTGCTGATTGGGTCCACGCATGGTGATACAGCCAAGCACGAACAACTCGGCGGCATCATGGCATGTGACCGCGCAGAGGACTGGGGCGCAACGAAGCATCGGTACTGGTACACCGGCCACGTGCATTCCAAGGGCGTGAAGGAACTACCTGGCGTCGTCTGTGAGTCGTTCCGGACGCTCGCCGCACAGGATGCCTACGCCGCCGGCCATGGCTACCGTGCTGGCCGGGACATGTGCTGCATCGTTCATCACCGCGAACATGGCGAGATCGAGCGGCATCGTTGCGATGTGGGAATGTTGGAGGCCGCATGACTGAAGCCGAAACCGAAATGCTGGCCCTTCTGCGTGATCTAGTGCGCGCGACAAAGCACATGGCCGATCTCGTAACCGAGATGTCGGCGCGCCTTGAAAGAAACACTCAGGTTCGCGTACATTTGAATGGCGAAGTACCGACGCAGCCGATTGTGTGGCCGACGCCGCTCGATCGACCGAAGCTCAATTGTGGCAAGTGCGGAATCGCCTTGGGAGATGTGATGAGCTATTGCTGCCCACAGGCCGATTGCCCTTGCGGCTTGGGCGGGTTCTCATGCAAGGCAGCCGCATGATCTCCCCCGCCACCCTATCCCTCGCCTACTGCATCCTGCTCGCGGCGATTGTGATTGTGCCGCCGAGATATTGAACTGAGACCGGAATGACCTATCCCAACACTCAGAACGCCAGCGCAGGCGCAATCCCCGTCTACATCGTCTCGCAACCAACCAGCGGGCCGTGGCCGAACAGCCAGAGCAAGGCAAACGGCGCGATCCCGGTTGTATTCGTCGCGCAGCCTGGTTCGGGTCCATGGCCCAACGACCAGTCCAAGGCGGCCGGAGCAATCCCAGTTCGCGTCGTGAGCGCACCGACAGGCAACGGGCCGTTCTCGGACGATCAGGGTGCAAACACGGGCGCGATTCCCGTCTGGGACGCAACGAGTTTGCCCGCGCACGCAGCGACGTATCCGAATGCGCAGAACAAGGCCGGTGGGGCCATTCCCGTATGGCGGGTGAATTGAGGCAGAAGTCTCAACCACTCGCTCTGGCAAAAGTTGAATTAACCTAAACACTATGGCGCAAGAAAGAAAAGCCGCGCCGGACTGGGAAAGGATCGAAGCCGACTATCGCGCGGGCGTGCTATCCCTTCGGGAAATGGCGGCAACCCACGGAATCACCGAAGGGGCTATTCGCAAGCGTGCAAAGCGCGACGAATGGGTGCGCGACCTCGCCGCAAAGGTGCAGGCAAAGGCCGACGCACTGGTACGCAAAGAGGAAGTACGCAGCGCGGTACGCGCGGAAAGTGCGTACTCAGAGCGCGATATTGTGGAAGCAGGAGCTGAGGCGATTGCCCGCATTCGTTTGGCGCATCGGAGTGACATATCCCGGTCCCGTGCGCTGGCTATGTCCCTCCTCGGTGAACTGGAAACGCAGACCGCCAACCTCGAATTATTCGAGCAGCTTGGCGATATTCTCCGTTCCGACGACGAGCGCGGTCAGGATAGGCGCAACGACATCTATCAGAAAGTCATCTCTAGCGCTGGCCGGATTGATGGGATGAAGAAGCTGTCCGATACGCTGAAAACGCTAATCGGGTTGGAGCGCGAGGCATACGGCCTGGTGGAGGCGCAAAAGGTTGAGCTAACCGGCAAGAACGGTGGCCCGATAGAAACGCGGCGCGCCCAGGAAATGACTGATGACGAACTCGCCGCTTTCCTTACAGCAGGCGGCGCAGGAACTATGGATCCGCCGCAGGGCTAGAGAGGACGTACTCTCTTACGCTCAGGCCATTGAAATCCCCGGCAAGCCAGCCGGCGAAGACCCTGATACGGAGTTCTTCGAGCCCATCGAATCGTCGATGGCGCAGCACCACCGGCTCATTCTCGAGACGATGGAGCGGGTCAGCAAGACGCCACACGGCCGGGCGATGTTCTTTATGCCGCCTGGTTCGGCGAAGTCGACGTATGCATCGGTGGTGTTTCCCTCCCGCTATCTCGGTGCGGAGAAGAATCGCAAGGTCATTCTCGCCAGCTACGGTGATGACCTCGCGCGCAAGATGGGCCGCCGCACCCGCTCGATCATCAAGCAGAAGCGGTTCAAGGGAATCTTCAATTGCGAGCTGACGACTGAATCGTCTGCTGCGCAAGAGTTCTCTCTAACGAACGGTAGCGAATATATCGCGACCGGCATTCTCGGTGGCGTCACGGGTAACCGCGCCAACGGCATCATCATTGATGACCCGGTGAAAGGCCGCGAACAGGCCGACTCGCCGACGATCCGCGACAAGACTTGGGATGCGTATAACGATGACCTCAAGACTCGCCTGATCCCCGGCGGCTGGGTCGTCATCATCCAGACTCGCTGGCACGAAGACGACCTCGCCGGCCGCATCCTTCCGGAAGACTGGAAAGGCGAAAGCGGCCCGATCATGTGCCGCGACGGCAACGTCTGGGAAGTCGTCTGTCTGCAGGCGCGCTGCGAAGTCCAGAACGATCCGCTCGGTCGAAAAATCGGCGAATACCTCTGGCCGCAATGGTTCACGGAAAAGCACTGGGCGCAGTTTCAGAACAACGTCCGCACGTGGGCATCGCTCTATCAGCAGTTGCCGCGTCCGCTTGAAGGAACGCTGTTCAAGGTCGAAAACATGCTGGTCGACGGCGCTCCGGTGCCGTGGCCGCAGCGCTGCGATTATGTGTTCGCCGTCCTCGACTCCGCTCTCAAGGCGGGCGACAAGAACGATGGCACGGGCGTGACCTACTTCGCCCGCAATCGCCACATCGGGCACAAGCTGATCATTCTCGATTGGGACATAACCCAGATCGAGAGCGACCTGATCGCCGAGTGGTTTCCACACGTAATGTCGCGAGTCGAGGAACTGGCGAGGCTATGCGGCGCACGCATGGGCAGTGCCGGGAGTTTTGTTGAGGACAAGGGTAGCGGTATCACCCTGCTTCAGCGCGCGGCACGTAGCGCATGGCCGGCTCAGGCTATCGACAGCAAGTTGACCTCAATGAGCAAAGACGCCCGCGGCACAGGCGTGTCCGATTTTGTCCATAGCGGCGACGTGAAGATCAGTGAGCACGCCTACAACAAGATCGTTGAGTACAAGGGCCGCTCGCAAAACCACTTCCTTAGCCAGTTCTTTGGCTATCGACTCGGCATTCCAAATCAGGCTGACGACCTCTACGACACGGGCGTCTACGGCATCGCAATCGGCCTCGGCGACAGCGATGGTCTGTAAATAATCCACGGTAACCAAATGGCTGAAATCACAATCGAAGGCTCCAAGCTGTCCTCGAGCCTGGTCGATCTGCTGATGGCTGACGACTTGGTGCCGGGCGCAGAGCCGGGTTATCAGCTGTGCAAGCAGATATACGCGTTCCATCCCTTGGGTGGAAAGATCGTCGACCAGCCGATCCAGTTGGCGATGAGTCAGCCGCGCAAGATTTCGATTCCCAATAGCCCGGAAGAGCCGGTGCGGGATGCGTTCGTGCGTAAGTGGCGCGAGATCAACGCCGACAGCTACATCGCGAACACGGCGCGTCTCGGAAAAATCTACGGCGCATCGGCGATTGTCTGCGGTGCGAAAGACGTCGACACTACGTCACCCATCGATCTGAGCAAGATCTCCGCCCAGCAGTTCTACTTCAACGCGCTCGACCCGCTGAACACCGCGGGATCGTTGGTGCTGAATCAGGACCCCAACGCGCCGGACTTTCAGAAGCCGACGATGATCACGGCTGCCGGACAGGAATATCACCCTTCTCGCACCTGCGTCTGGTTCAACGAAGCGCCGCTTTACATCGAGTACACGAGCTCGGCATTCGGCTATACAGGGCGCTCCGTCTTCCAGCGCGCTCTCTTCCCGTTGAAGTCATTCGTGCAGACGATGATTGCCGACGATATGGTCTCGCGCAAAGTCGGCGTGCTTGTCGCCAAGATGAAGCCGGCGGGATCGATCGCCGACAGAGCGATGGCAGTTTTGCAAGGGATCAAGCGCAACGTCGTCAAGGAAGCGCAGACGAACAACGTCATCAATATTGCGACGGACGAAGCGATCGAGACGCTGAACCTGCTCAATGCAGACGGAGCGCTCACGACGTCTCGCAAGAACATTCTCGAGAACATTGCCGCGGCTGTACCGCAGCCAGCGAAGATGCTTAATTCCGAATCGTATGCGGAAGGGTTCGGCGAAGGGACTGAGGACGCGAAGGAAATCGTCCGGTACATCGACAACGAGCGGCTGAAGATGCAGCCGCTTTACGATTTCTTCGACAACATCGTCATGCACCTGGCATGGACGCCTGAGTTCTTCGCGACGATCCAGAAGACGATCCCGGAATACAAAAAGCTCACATACGAGCAGGCTTTCTATCAGTGGAAGAACGCGTTCACTGCTGAATGGCCGTCTTTGCTTGTCGAGCCGGAATCGAAGCTGGTTGAGGTTGAGGATGTCAAGCTCAAAAGCATCATCGCGGCGCTCGAAGTCCTGAGGCCGGACCTCGACCCGGACAACCTGGCACGTCTGATCGAGTGGGCGGCCAACAACATCAACGAATCGAAGCACCTGTTTTCGAATCCTCTCGTGCTGGACTACGATGATTTAAAGAACTACGTTCCACCTACGCCAGACAAAGAACCCAACGAGCCGGCGCCCTTCTCGCGCGAATCCTGATGGCAACTTTCTTCGAGACCGTCACCGCTGCGATTCGAGACTTCGAAGAGAATGGATTCGATAGCGTCGAGCGGTTGCAATACTGGACCGATCAGATTCGGCGCGCCGCTATCGAAAGCCTGACGCCTGAAAACGTTCTGAACGAAGAACTAACGCGGGCGCTTGGCGGCATCTACAAGCGGATGATCGATGATGGCCAGATCATCAAAAAGCACGCCGGCGTTCCCCAATTCACGATCGACAGACTGAAGCCAAAGCTGCGCAATGAGTTGGGCCGCCGCATGATGGTCTCGCGCAGCCTCATTAAGTTGAATCGTGAGGCGATGGTCGAGAAGACAACGCAGCGCTTCGCGGGATGGGCTTCATCGATCCCCGCAGGCGGAAGTCGTGCGGTCGAAACGAAGGACGTCAAGGACAACATCCGGAAGGCGCTGACCTCTCTGCCATTTGAGGAGCGGCGTTGCGTCATTGACCAGTCCGCGAAGTTCGTCAGTTCGCTGAACGACATCATCGCAACCGATGGCGGCGCCATTGCTGCCCGATGGCATTCGCAGTTCAGACGGGCCGGCTACAACTTCCGCCCCGATCACAAAGAGCGCGACGGCAAGGTATACGCGATCCGCAGCAATTGGGCCATCGAGAAGGGGCTAATGAAAGTCGGCCCCGCCGGTTACACCGATCAGATCACGCAGCCTGCAGAGGAGGTGTATTGCTCCTGCAGCTATGTGTATCTGTACAACCTCCGGGACTTGCCGGACGACATGATCACCCGGAAAGGTAAGGATGAACTTGCAGCGGTCCGCGCGAAAATTGCTGTCATGAGGGCTTGATATGCCATTAGAAGAAGGATCAAGCCGAGAGGCAATCAGCAAGAACATAGCGACCGAGCGCGAGGCGGGAAAGCCGGAGGAACAGGCCATCGCCATTGCCATGCGCGAATCGGGGAAGAGCAAAGCCGATTCCGACAAGGTGCGAGCAGCCGGCACCCTGGTCGTCGCAGACGGCAATGTGCTGTTCTTGCGCCGCGGCAACGGTGGCGATCATCCCGGCGAGTGGGCTTTCCCTGGTGGTCACATCGAGTCCGGCGAAACGCCAGAAGAAGCCGCTCGTCGCGAGACGCGGGAAGAGACCGGATACGAACCGCACAAGCTGATCGAGCTTGGCAAGTCGGATGATGGCTCAGTTGAGTTCACGACCTTCTACAACGAATCCCGGCCGTTCGATGTCGCCCTGAGCGACGAGAGCACCGAGTTCATGTGGTCGCCGCTTGGTTCGTGGCCGGAGCCATTACATCCCGGTTGTCGCTTCGTGCTCGAGTCGGACGCATTCAAGGCGATCCGCAAAGCGCACATGACCGAGACGGACCTCGCGCGGGCGATGGTCGCGGGTGAGTATTCATCGCCGCAGTTCTTCGTGAACATGTGGCTGTTCGACATTCGCATCACGGGCACGGGCACATCGTACCGCTCGAAGGATGAGGAATACGTCTACCGTCCGCCGGAGGAATATCTCAACGATGAATTCCTGGCGCGCTGCAATGGCCTGCCGGTCATCGTCGACCATCCCGAGAACTCGAACCTGAACTCCGAAGAGTTCAAGAAGCGATCTGTCGGGTCGGTCATGTTGCCCTACATCAAGGGCGACGAAGTCTGGGCGATCGTCCGCATTTACAACGAAGCTGCGGCCACGATGATGTCGAACGAGCAATTGTCCACGTCGCCCAACGTCGTCTTCCGTAATCCGAAGCTGGAAAACACCGTTGTAACCCTCGACAACGGCGAGAAGGGTCTTATTGAGGGAAACCCAAAACTGCTCGACCACATCGCGATCTGCGAGGTTGGCGTGTGGGACAAGGGCGGTCCGCCTACTGGCGTATCTACCACTAACGTTCAGGAACCTGAGATGACTGAAGAAGAGCGTAAGGCCAAGGCGGACGCCGAGGCGAAGGATGCACTCGAAGCAAAGGCCAAGGCCGACGCTGAGGAAAAGGCGAAAGCTGATGCCGAAGAAGAAAAGGCTAAAGCCGATTCCGAAAAGTGGGACAAGTTGATGTCCGCTGTCGATTCGCTGTGCAAGCGAATGGACTCGTACGACGGCGACAAGAACGACAAGAAGGCCGACGCTATGCCGGCTGATGAGATGTCGGTCGCTGACAAGAAGGCTGACTCGGACGACAAGAAAGCGGACGACGACGCCAAAGACAAGGAAGCAAAGGCAGCCGAAATGAAAGCCGAAGCCAAGGAAGAAGAAGCGGCGAAGGCCGATGCGGCAAAGCGTGAAAGCGCCCTGCTCGATCGCGTGTCGCAACTTGAAAAGCTGCTGGTCGAAACGGCCCGCCTGTCCCCGAAGCCTTTGGGCGATTCGGAATATGCGGCAATGGCCGACGCTCAAGCCAAGGCCGACAGCGTCTATTCGGCGTTCGGCAAGTCGGCAAATCGCCCGCTGAACGGCGAAGACCTTCTGGCCTATCGCAAGCGTCTGGCCGCACCGATGAAGTCACACAGCGCCGCATGGAAGGACGTTGATCTGTCCAAACTCGACGCCTCAGTGTTCGACATCGCCGAGGCCGCAATCTATGCGGATGCGATGGGCGCCGCTGTCAACCCGGCCGTTTCGCCGGAAGGCGGTCTGCGCGCAGTGACCCGAGACACGGGCACCGGCCACAAGATCACCACGTTCTACGGCAACGTCGGTTCGTGGATGGACGATTTCCGCGCGCCGCGTATGCACGGCGAAATCAACCAGCCGAACAAGCACTGACTGCAGTAGTCGCTAACACGAGGCCCGCCACTGAGCGGGCTTTTTTCATTTCAGGATAGGAAAACATGGCACTCAATACGCCTTTCTACCCGTACGCGACTACGAATGCTCAAGGTTCGTTCTCGGTACAAAGCGCTGGCTACGTTCAGGGCGTCTATCAGGACGCTCCGGCCACGCGCTACTCGCTCGCAGTCGGCACTGTCTCCGCAAGCGCAACTCGCCCGATGTGGGGCGGCATGGCCATCTCCGAGAGCATCGCTCCCGCATCGGGATATGACCGCACCCTCGGCGGCACGATCGTCGAGGCGTCGGCTGTTGCGAACATCACCGGCTTCACGGTTTTCAACAACGCCTATGCGTGGGTTGGTTCGCCGTCGAGCCCAGTTCCGACCGCTGGTGCTGCTGGCATGTCGGTGCCGTTCTTCCGTCTTGGCTCGGGTATTGCGATTCCGGTCGCCATGGACCCGTCGCTCGTGTCGCTGGACGGCAGCCTGATCACCAGCCAGGTGTCGTGGGACTTCAACAACCAGGTTCTGCAGCCGTATGACGCAGCAACGGCGACCTACTCGGTCACCTCTGCAACGTCGTCGTACTCGAACGGCGTGTACACGATCGCTATCGTGATGGCTGCGGCCTCGCCGGTTGCTGGCGTGGGCGACTTCATCAACATCAGCGGCGTGACCGGCACGGGCGCATCGCTCGTGAACGGCAACCAGACCGTTTCGGCATTCACCGACAACCAGCACTTCTCGATCCAGATCACCGCTGGCTCGGGTTCGATCGCGACGGGCGCGCTGTCGGGCACGATCGTACTCAACTACGGCACGGGTGCACTCCCCGTCAAGATCCTGGACATCAACGCTGGCAACAGCATGACTGTCTCCTACAACGCAACCACCGGCGCAGCTACCTGGAATCGTCAAGGTTACGCGGCCCTTATCCAGCTCTAAGGACAAAAAATGGCCAATATCGTACCGGCACAAATCCGGGTCAACCCGTCGTATGTGGTTCCCGAACTCCTCCTGCAATACCAACAGGCATCGGGTGCTTTCGACACGATCGCAACCGGCGATCCGCTCGTCCGTCTTGGCGAGGGCGATCTCGCCGTCTACATCAAGCGTCTCGACGTCCGCACGCAGGTCCAGACCGGCCAGTTCGTTGCCAATGCGTTGCCGAGCTGCACGGTGGTCTACAACGAAATCAGCACGCCGACGTACATGATCCGTTCGCGCGCTGAGTATGACCACCACGACACGGCTGCTCTCGGCCGCGTTGGCGCGTCGACCGTCGAGGCGCACCGTCTGGCAATGCGTCAGGGCACGTTCCAGCAACAGCGGAATCTGCTGCTGTATGGCGCGAACCCGGCAAACGGCGAAGGTCTGCTCAACGCGAACGGCGCGACGGCACTGAACCTGCCGGCTGACCCGAACGGCAACACGTCGATCTCGACGTATGACAACGGCGCGTTGGCGTTCTTCCTCGCACAGCAGATCGCTGCGATCAAGACGCGCACGATGACGGTTGGCGTCCCGGCACGATTCACGGTGCTGACGACCCAGCGCATCATGCAGGCGATCAGCTACTACGGCATCGTGCAACTCACGCAGTTCCAGCGTGAAGGCGCAGGCTCGAAGTCGATCCGCGGCCTCGTGGATGACGTCGCCGGCTGGAACAAGGACGAGATCACCTGGACTTGCGATGACACGCTCATCGGCAAGGGCGCAGGCGGTACCGACCTGATCATCATTTCCATGCCGGAAGTGAAGAAGAACCGCGTGAACAAGATCAACACGAACGTGTTTGCCGAACTCACGCCGGGCCTCGACGCATGCTCGCTTCAGCTTGTCGACCGTGCTGCTCCGACCGAAATCATCGCCCCGCTCCCCGCTGGTGCTGTTGACGTTGTGTCGGAACTGCGCTCGACGTCGGGCTGGGCGCCGCGTCCGGAAGCCATCACGCTGGTTAGCGCTGGCTTCTAAACGGTCAGCTCGCGGATAGGTTGCGCAACTGACAAGCACGCCCCCTGTCGTGTTTCCGCGGGCTCCAATACAGGGACTTAACTAACAGGGAATACCATGCCGTTATTCGTCGCAAATCTGACCAAACACAATTTCCAGTTGCACTTCTGGACCGAGCGCACGCAGCGCCCGATCTTCGTGGAAATCCCTCCCGGCCAGCAGAAGAGCATCTATCCCGAAGGCTCTCGCGCCGACCACGAAAGCATCGTGAATCAGCACAAGATGTACGGCATGCTGCCGGTATCGGAAATCGATCGCGCCAAAGGATTCGTCGGCCAGTGCTATCAGTTCGATACGCCAATCCCGCTGGACCGTCTCTATAACACGATGACGAACAACGAGGATGTGCTGTATGACGAAGCGGCCGAGCGCCGGAAGGAAGCCGCAGCCTCGTCCGATGACTTGATGCGCAAGGCAGCGCAGGAAACCGATTCGAAGATCGCATCTTTCGAGGTCGAGATTGAAGAGGTCGACCAGAAAGGCGTCGAGTCTCAGGTTCATGAAGTCATCACGGTCGGCGAAGAAAAGCCGCAACAGTCTGAACGTCGCCGCGGTCGCCCGCGTCGTAGCTAAGAGGCAATATGTGCACGCCCTGCTTTCCACCGCTTCCCGGCATGGGCGTGCTTGCCCCATGGCAGACCAAGTCCGCGCCGAACACAACTGATCTGTACACTTTCCTGACGACGGTCGCGGGAGTTCCGACTGCCGCGCTACCTTCCAGTAGTCCATACATCGCGTGGGCACTGAGCTACGCCGAAGAAAAGACGCTTCTGGTGCTTTACGCCATTGGGCAGGACTATTACTGCTTTGCCGTCTATTGCCTGGCAACGTCCTTCCTGCTGAACTGGTGCCCTGATCAGCCGGGCCAGACGTTCTTTGCGCAGGCCCGCTCCGACATGAAGCTCACCAGCTTCACGCCCGGCGTCGTCAATTCCGCGGCGGATCAGGGGACGTCTGATTCGCTGTTATCCCCGGACTTTCTCAAGGGCCTCACGCTCGGCCAACTGCAGGCGCTCCGTGATCCATATGGACGGCAATGGCTGGCCATGCAACAGGATCTTGGCGCCATCTGGGGCATCAGTTGAGGTAAATCATGGCAGCGAGAGACTTTGCCACTCCGATGGCTGAGGGTGGCGGAAGTTATTCGCCTGTGCACGTCGGCACTACGACCGCGCCACCTGGCCGGATCACGTTGCACCTCGGCGTGATCGACGTCCCGTACGTAGACGGCGGTGGATCGAAGGGAAAGAAAGGCAAGAAAAGCGCCTCTACGAAGACGACCGGCGAGGTCGCCGAAATCCTCGAAGAGAAGTACGGCGTGTTGGACACGTTTGCTTTTGCGCGTCTGCCGGACATCGCTAAAGCACTGGAGCATTCCATTGCCGGACAGCTTGAAACCATGATGATGGGCGGCCATCCCTCGGGCAACCCGTTTGCCGGCGCCGAGTCATCGATCACCATGATGATGAAAAACTTCATCTCGATGCAGGAAATCGAGCACATGGGGGTCGAGGGAGTTCCGACGCAGGCCGCACTGAATGGCGTCAATCACCGCCTGAAGCATCCATACGCCAAGGGCAATCCCCGGCGCCCTTCTTTCATCGACACATCGCTCTACTGGTCAACGCTCACCGCGTGGTTTGATTAATGCCAACTATCGCCGAATCGCTAGGATCGCAAAGCCAGTTGGCGAGTACGTTGGCGGCCGGCGTCGACCAGATATCGCAAAGCCAGTCGGTCACGTTCACCCGGTATAGCCAGTCGATTCTCGCGACTGACGGGTATGTGTTCTGGGTCAACACCGGGGTCACGCAAACAGTCCAAGGGTCTTTGCACCTTGTGACGGATCAACAACAGAACGAAGACGAAACGATTGACGTCAACCGGATCATCTTCACTGCCCTCAGCCAGATAGACGTTTTCAACACCGCGGCGCCTACCGATCTGTTCATTGGGACTATCGACGGCATCCGGTTCTCGTTCAACGCACGGGGATCGCTTTACAAGCAAGCCAACCTGTACCACTACGTTGGCAACGCCGTTTATCCGGCGCTCGCTTCGCAGTTAATCGATAGCGCGGCTGACCTGCCGACCGGGCCGATCGTATCCAACAGCCTGCCGATCTGGCTGGCGCAGGGCACACCAGCGCTTCCTGTTTATCCGTCGTATCTGGTGCCGGCGAACGTCGTCCCGCCCTATGTTGTGGCGCACGTCGAGCCCGATGCTACGGAAGCACCTTCGTTCCCGATCTATGTGTGGCCGGGCACGACCGTACCGAATTCCGGTGCGTCGCCTTTGCATGACATGCCGAGTTCACAACTCGCCAAGGATCGCGTTCGCCTGACTCTGTACGGCCTCACGAATCAGCAGGCGATCCAGTTCTATGCGTCGCTGATTGACTACTCGTTGAACACCGACAACTTCGGATTTGGCAATTCGCCGGTGCTGAAAGACGCCAAGCGCACCCAGTCCGAGTTGAGCGTTATCGCGATGAAAAAGACGCTCGACATTGACGCCTGGTACTTCCAGACGACGTCCGATGCGATCGCGCGCCGATTGATTCTCTCGGCTGGTTTCTCCTCCATCACCACCTAGCGGGGCACCCCGACTAGTCATTCCACCCCGCCGCGAGCGGGGTTTTTCTTTTCAGGAGCTTTAAATGCCCCAGGCCCCGCTTCAAGCAAACGTAGCACTCAACGCAGCAAACAAGAGTTCGCAACTCCAGATGGATGCGAGCGGAAATCTGCTCGTCGGCAATGGTTCGGCCAACAAGCTCAACGTTACCGCCATCAATCTCGTGAAGGCCGGTGCAGGTCGGGTTTGCAAAGTCACGGTTGTCGCCGCCGCCACCGCCGGCAACTTTGCTGTGTACGACGTCGCCACCACCGGTGCCGCTGCGACCGCCAACGCAATTCTCAAATACACCGCTTCGTGGCCGGCGGTCGGCACCGTCATCAACCTTGATTTCCCTTGCGCGGCAGGCATCGTCGTAGATCCGGGTACGGGTGGCCAGGTCGCCGTTTCGTTCGATTAATAGAGGTCCGCCCACATGGCAACCACAATCACACCGACTATCGTAACGGTCAATACGACCGTCACGCGCGCGCCGACCGTCTCCCAACTGCAGCAAAGTGGTACGATTGTGTCGGCGGGCGGTACTACTCTCGCAAGCGGAACGTATCAGTATTGCGGCTCTCTATCCGCCGTGCAGGCAATCCTCGCCACGCCCCTCGCGCTGACCGGCATGGTCTGGTCGAGCGGCACGGTGACCGCTACCACCGCAGCCACCATCGGTTTGGCAACAGGCCAGACGTTCACGACAACTATTGCTGGTGCGACGCCTGCCGCTTATAACGGCACTTACACCGCGACGGTTGCTAGCGCCAACACTTTCACGTTCGCTCTTGCCGCCAATCCCGGCACCCAGACCGTTCCGGGCACCTACCTGCCGTCGAACGCGGGCTTTATCAGCAACTCGGCGACGACGTTCTTCGCGCAGGGTAATTCGGTTGGCGTCTACGTGCTGGAACTGGGTGCGCAGACCACCGCAGCGTCGGCAATCACTGCCCTGCAAACGTGGATCACGGCAAACAGCAATCCGCAAGTCTTCTACGCATACCTGCTGCCGGCCGCGTGGGATGCCGCATCGTCCGCCGCCCTGAATACGATGACGGCGAACTACGAGAGCCCAAGCGGTCAGACGTATTTCTTTGTCACCACGACCGTTGCGAACCTGCCGAACTACGCCAATAACAAGGCGGTGTATGCGCAGGTCCCGAGCCCGACTAAGGCGTCGACCGAGCATCAACTGTCGGTGGACTTCTACAACTGGCTCGCCAATAAGCCGGGCTCGGCCAGTCCGCTGGCGCCGATGTCGTATCGCTATGCTTTCGGCGTGACTCCTTGGTCGCAGGTCGGCAACCAGACCAGCATCAATACGATTCTGACCAACTACGGCAACCTGATTCTGACGGGCGCTGAGGGCGGCATTTCCACTGCGTGCGTTTTCAAGGGCACGACGATGGACGGCGAACAGGCTGCCTGGTGGTATGGCATCGACTGGTTCCGCATTCAGGTCAAGCAGGCGCTCGCCGCGGCAATCATCAACGGCTCGAACAGCAACCCACCGCTGCTCTATGACCAGAACGGCATTAACACGCTGCTCGCCGTTGCTCAGAACGTGGCGAATTCGGCTGTCAAGTTCGGCTGTGCGCTGAGCGCGGTTGTGACCGCAGTCCCGTTCGCGACTTACACCACGGACAACCCGAACGATTACAACGCAGGCATCTACAACGGCTTCGCGGCGACGGTGGTTGGTCAGAATGCATTTTTGACCCTGACTTTCAATCTCGACGCTACGCAGTTCGTTGCTTAAGGACGCACCATGGCAAATCCCTATCTCAATGCGGGTCCGCTAAACCGCGTCCGATGCTCCGTCGTAGTGGCGGCCTTTCCCACGTTGAACATCACGGCCCAGTACATGGGCAAGTCGTTCGCGCACATCGAATTTGAAGGCGATTTCGTGCCTCAGATCGAAACCGCAACCGGCGTCGTGAACTCGCCGGAGCCATACGTCATGGCCAGCATCACCGTGGGGCTGCTGCGGTCCCAGGCCTTGGCAGCGAGCTGGCTCGCGCAGGCACAGGACACAGGCATTCTTGGCGACGTGACGATTCACAGCGACACGTCTGCATGGCCGGCGATCACGCTGAACGACACGGCCATCCGCTCGATTTCGCCTGGTGCGTTCGACGGCACCGATCCTGTTGTCCGGCTAACGCTCCGAGGCACCTACAACATCAACAGCTCGCTCTGGTCCTTCACTTGACCATCACGCCACGGCTAGGGACGCGACCCGAAAGCCAGCACCTTACTGGTTGCCGTGGCACCTCATAAGGCTCAGTTAAAGGGATTGAGATGAAGATCGACGAACGGCGGAATCTGGTTCTACCCGTCGTGACAGATAAGGTCACGAAGAAAGTCATAAAGCAGGTCGACGGAAAAGACGTGCCCGAGGAAGTAACGGAAGATGTGGTCCGTATTTATGCCTTCCACACTCCCGTCTCCCGCGCCATCTTCGAGCAGCATTACCGTGTTCTCGCTGCCACCAAGGCTTCGCTGTCAAGCAAGGGTGCGCACTACCTGATGGGCGCTGGCCCGCGGATCGCGGCGCTGACCCTGAAAGACGAAGGGCGAAAAGAGGCGGCTAGTTTGGGCATGGTCGACGAGCGAGGGAATGTTCACGACGAGTCCACCGATGCACTCTTCGCTGAGTTCAAGCGTCTCACGACCGTTCTTTGCCCGAGCCCGACCGGCTGGGACATGCTACCCGTAGAGACGGCCATCTCGAGCGGAAAGATCGACGCCGAGGATTGGGAGGAAACGGTCGCCGCCGTCACTTTTTTTACCTGTCACTATGCGATGGCGAAAAAGGCGGATCGCGAGACGGCAGCGAAGGGAACAGCATCCTTTCTGGGTGCGTCGATCACGTCATCCACGCCTACGGAATTCATCGCCTCTTTGCCGACATTGACGCAGGCCGCGCCTACGACAAAGACACCATCGTCGATTCCATCCTGAACTACATCGCCACTGAGGGATTCGGCGAGGTGTTTGAGCGGTACGACAGCCCATATCGAACAGCGCAGCAGTTCCGTCATCGGTATCTGATCGAGGCGCTCAAGAGGCCAGCATGACGCAAAAAGCAATCGTCGATATTGAGCTTAACGACTCGCAGTTTCGCGAGTTCCACGCCCTCTTTAGCGACTACCAGAAGAAGCTGGAAGCGATGCCCGAGGACTGGGCAAAGGTCACCGGTTCGATTGACGATGCCGGCGTCGGAATGGCGGACTTCTCAAAGTCGTCGAAACTCTCGAAAGAATTCCTGATGATTGCGGCCATTCAGGCGAACGCGATCACTCAAGGCCTACAAAAGGCAACCGGCGCGCAGGACAAGTTCAACACCAAGACGAAAGACGGCGCCCTCCAGATGGGCCGCATGGCCAAGTTTTCTAAGGAAGTCCATAAAGACATCTCGAAGATGAGTGGCGTGCTCCTGAAACTGGGGGCTATTGGCGGTTCGTTGCTGTCATTCCCGGCCGCCGTCTTTGCGTCGACCAATGCGCTCGCGGGGCAGAATCTTCAGGCTCGTGGACTAGGCCTTCGCATCGGCCAGACCCAGGCGTTTGGCGCGAATTTTGAAAAGTTTGGTCTCGGCTCGTCCGACCTCGGAAATGTTTCGAATGCCCAAGGCGACGTCAGCAAATGGCGCGCTTTCATGGCCGCCGGTCTGACGCCAGATCAGATCCAGAACGAGGACGCGGAGAAACTGACGTATGACTTCGCCCGGGCGGCCAGTGGTAAGTTCCGCGAATGGCAGAAGTCCGGCATGCCAGCTGCCTCCATGGCACAAGCATACGGTTTCACGGACCTACTTTCGCTTCAGCAACTTCGTACCGGCGCCAGTTATAGCGACTCGGACTGGATGAAGGCTCAGCAGAAGGAAATCGCTGATGCGAAGCGCAACGAGGTCGATCAAGGCACAGCCGATCAGGCGTCCGACGTAAAGGCCGCGCTGAAGTCGGACTGGGCGCAGGTCATGAACGAGTTCAACGGGCAGTTGGCTCAAATGGCGCCTGAGTTGAAGACGATGGGTGACGCAGCGGCGGCAGCCGCCGTCAATCTCCTGAAAGTCGCCGGGCCGGAGGCGAAGGCCGTCATCGACGCGTTGCAGGGCCCTCCAGTGTCACGCACTGACGCTGCTAAGGGCGGGGTTGTTGGCGGGCTGGCGACGGCAGGTTATTGGTTGCGCGACAAGATTCCCGGGCTGCGAAACGTTTTCTCGGATTCGGGCTCGGACTCTTTCGGGACGTTAGGCGCACCGACGATGGCCGGCATCATCGATGCTCAGTACACGGTTGAGTCTGCGCGCGGCAAGAAGTTGCTGTCGCCCAAAGGCGCAATGGGCCCGATGCAGTTCATGCCCGACACGTGGAAGCAATGGGGCCATGGCGACGTCAACAACCTCAAAGATTCCCAGGACGCAGCGCAACGATATGACGCATTCCTTCTGAAACGCTACGGCGGAGACGTGAGGAAAGCCCTCGCTGCCTACAACTGGGGCATGGGCAACTTGGACAAGGACGTCGCGAAGAACGGGGAAAACTGGGAATCGCATGCGCCGCGAGAGACTCGCGACTATATCGCCAAAATCACGCAACTGATGCTTCGACAAGGCCAGAACGTCAGCATCAACATCACCAACTCGACGCCCGCCCGTGTCGCGACTTCAATGAACGCAGCGCAGCACTGATATGGCAATCTCCGACGCATTCCGGTCCACCTACGACCTCGCTTTCCAGCGCAGCCCCATCATTCTGGTTGGGGGGATCGCGTCGAACACTCTAGGCGGCATGCTCCCGATCATTGCGTTGGGCGGCCAGGCGCTTGGCGCGCTGCAGGGCGCATTGACGAGTGGTAGCCTCTCCACCGACGACTTCTTCGCAACCTATGTGCCGATTCCTGGCTCGACGCTGATCAGTCAGCAGATTGCGACATATCCATTTGCCAATCAGGCGGTGGCGGCGAATTCAACTATCCAGCAGCCGTTGACGATCTCGCTCCGAATGATCGCGCCGGTGAAGGACACTGCGGGATATCTGACGAAACTTGCGATATGGACATCGCTGCAGAGTTCGCTGGTTGCACATAACGCAGCCGGCGGCCGGTATCACGTCGCAACGCCATGGCGTATCTACACCGATTGTCTGTTGCAAAGCATTTCGGACACGACAGGTGGGGACGGAAAGCAGCAGCAGATCATGGCTCAGTGGGATTTCGTGCAACCGCTCGTCACCCAGATGCGGGCCGATAGCGCATACAACTCGTTGATGAGCAAGCTGTCGTCGGGAGCGCAGGTAACGCCCTCGGCCACGGCTGGCACATCCATCTGGTCTAGCGCGGCGACTGCTGTAGGCACTGCGGCGCAAAACGCAGTGTCCAACGTCACAAGTCTGACTGGCGTGGTCAATCAATACCTCTCGGCGCCGCTATGAGCACTACGCTGATCGCATTTTCGCCGAATAACTCGGCATCGCCGCCCTTCTCAACCACGGTCACGCTCGACAACGTCAGTTACCAACTCATCGTTACCTGGAACATTGCGGGGCAGCGTTGGTTTGCATCATTGCAGGATCAATCCGGCACTGCGATATGGTCCGGGGCGCTGGTAGGCTCTCCACTCGGCTACGACATCCTGCTGGCGCCGGGCATCTTCACGTCAAGCACGCTGCTGTACCGGGCGGACACCGGGAACTTCGAGGTTAGTTCGTGAGCCGATACTACTCCCTGACGATTACGCCGGCAGGCAGCACGACGCCGTTCAGGACGTACACCTCGCATCCGAAAAATATTTACGATCCCGCAGCGCTGAACATAGAGTACGACGCGCTGATAGGCCCGTATGGCACGCCGAGCGGCGCGTCAACTGTTACGGTGTACGGCATCCCGCTTCAGGATCTGACGCAGGCACAGCAGTTCGCGGGCATGACGCTCGAGCTTAAGGCGGGCATGCGAACTGGGCTGCCGCTGGTTAATCCCGCCCAGTCGGGCACGATTCTCAAAGGCCCCATTTTCCAGTCGTTCGGCAACTGGGAGGGCGTAGACCAAACGCTCGACTTCGTTGTAATCCCGGGCGTCTACACAGTGGACAATCCAGGCAACATCCTGCTCGACTGGAGCGCTGGTATGTCTCTCGCGGACGCGCTGAAGCAGACGTTTTCCGTAGCGTACCCGGGCTTTCAGGTGTCGATGAACATCGGCGGTGATTTCGTGCAAAGCCACGACGAGCCGCATATTTGCGGGACGTTGGATCAACTGGCGCAGGTCGTCGGCGATATCACCGAGGGAGTGTTCGATAATCGCGTGACGATCGGAATTCAGGCGGGCGAGATTGTTATTTACGACAGCACTTATAAGCCCGGCCCAATCCAGTTGAATTTCAATGACTTCGTGGGCCAGCCGACGTGGATTGGTGTGAACACGATCCAGACGAAAATGGTCGCGCGCGCCGACTTGCAGATGGGCGCCATCGTCAAGATGCCGGAAGGTCTTCAAAACGCGCCCGGGTACATCAAGACGACTGCAGCGGCCTATCCCTCAAGCATCAAGTATCAAACGACGTTCCAGAACAATTTCATCATCAACGAATTGCGCCAGATCGGTAACTTCCGGTCAGCGGACGCGGCACAATGGTCAACGATAGCGAACTGCATCGTCCTTCCGAGCTAAGCGATGTCAGAGAACTACGCCAAACTGTGGGTTCAGCGGAGCGCCAACCAGACCGCGATTAACCGCGCCCAACAGGCGATTGAGAATCTTGGCCGGGCATTGCCTTGCCGTGTCGTCAAGGTTAGCGGAGCGATAGTCACCGTAGCATTTGAGGTCAACTCCGCTCCATATACGCTGCCCAACATCACCATCCCTAAGGCGGAAAGTCCGTGGATCAGGATGCCGACGCAGGTGGGCGACAAGGGCGTCACGATGCCTGCGGATGCTTATCTCGGCGGAGTATCCGGGCTGGGCGGTGGCGTCGCAACGCTGACGAGGCCCGGCAATCTGAGTGCTCTCGTTTTTGTGCCGATCAGCAATTCCGGCTCTGGGCCAGATGATCCCAACGCCGCGCAGATCGAAGGCCCGAACGGAGCAATCGTCCGTACTTCTGATGGAGTATCTTCGGCAGTTGTCAGCGAAACGGGCGTCACCCTGACATTTGGAACCACGTCACTGGTCGTCAATGCGGCTGGAATTACGATGACCTTCGGTACGCAGACCATCGTTCTTAACGGGTCTGGCCTGCAGATCAACGGCGAGAGCTACGAGAACCACACACATGGCTATTTCCCGGGAACTGGAGCCAAGGTTCAAACGGACCCGCCGATCAACTAGCGGCGCGTGTATGAACCCTTCAGTCCGTCGTACCGGTCCTGCCACATGCTGAACTTGTGCATGTAATCGACGGTGCCGTTGCTCCAATGTACTGTGATGTAGCAGTCGATTCGATACAGACCGGGGTAGTACTCGTACGCCGGCGTTCCGACTGCCGTCTCAATAGACTGGATTCGGGCAGCATTCGGTCCGAGGTCCAGAAGATAAGGGATGTTCGCCATCTCCATGTCGTGTGCGAGCGGAGCCTGGCAGTTTTGCGGGATGCCAGACAGGTCGGCCGCATTGGCATGCACTGCAGACATTGCAAGCAGAATCACGAGTTTGCGCATTATTCGCTTTCCTTTTTAAGTACCCCGAAGTCGTCGGGATTGAACCTCGGACATACGTCGCAGTGTCGCGCTACGCCTTCCGCCTGAATTTGATTCGATACAGATGCGGGATGTCCGCGCTGAGGCCGGAACCACTGCAGCATATGTCGACAAGGGAATACGAAAGCCCCCTTTTCTGAGGCCGCTTCGTAGTGCCTGAAGTTCGGCGCGATATGGTCGAATGTCCGATAAGGTGCCAACGGATTGAATGGGTCGTCCACCATCCGGAAGCAGTGCGCCCTGTGGTCTCGAGCAGCGCACGAATCGGCGAAGCATTTCAGTACCGCCTCGATCTGGAACGCGGGCTCCATTTCGCCAATGACCATGCGCCCCTGCGCATAGAAATGCGTGCCCCGCCAGCCTCGAACGTAGTGAATCAGGTCCATCGCCTGAGTGGCGCCATCAAACGTCTTAGCGAATCCCGCGACATGAATCTTGAGAGTCTCCAGGTCTCGCTCTGCGAATAGCGTCGCGCGCCTGGCCACTTCCAACGCCCACGGAAATGCCTCCGATCGACTTCGCAGGAACAGAACGAGCACCAGATAGTCGCGCGACTTCCTCAGCAGATTGTCGTGCGCAAAGAAACTTGGTGAGTAGGTATCTGGCATAGATAAATTGAAATGGTCAAGTAAATGCGCACATATGGGCGAATCCTGAACGAGGACGGTTCGAAAACATGGGTTGTGGTCGAGACCGATGCGAACGGATACAACGACAACGTTTATCTGACCACTCTCGCGCAATGTCTGAAACTGAATCTTGGCGAGAGTCCGATCTACGCGAACTACGGTATTCCTCAATACCAGACGATCGTGACGCAGGTCTTGCCTGATTACTACGTCATGCAGACGCAGACGCAGTTCTCGCAGTACTTCGCGTCACTCACGATTAACCGGGTGCAGGGCTCGTTTCCGCCCGTCTACAACGTCAGTGCGGTATGCCACAGCGGCGCAATTCTGACTCCATACGTGGATTCATCGATCAACGCCCCGCAACTCGACAGCACATTCATTCTCAATCAATCGGCCCTCGCATGATTCGACGCATTCTCTTCCTGCTCGCGTTTATTTGTTCGACGGCCAACGCACAGTTTACGCCCGGTCAGATTCTGACGGCGTCTCAGCTCAACGCCGCGTTAGCCGCGAAAACGAGCAATTCAGCCGCGGCGATCACGGGCGGCTCGATTACAAATGCCACCATCAACGGTGGAACGATGTCGGGTACTGCCATAACCGGCGGGACGATCTCAGGTCTGACATCACCGCTTCCCGTAGCATCGGGAGGCACCGGCGCCACCGCGTCAACCGGATCAGGGAGCGTGGTGCTAGCCACCGCTCCGACCATTGCAGGGCTGACCGTGACCGGAACGTTCACCGCTCCCGGTTTAATCGCTCCCGGTTCGCTGGCATCACAAGCGGCAAATACAGTACTCGCAAACGCCACGGCAGCAAGCGCGTCTCCCACGGCGTTCGCGATGCCGAGTTGCTCGACGTCGACCAGCGCGCTGCAGTACACAAGCGGCACGGGCTTTACCTGCTTCGCCAATTCCGCCACGACGACCGGAACGCTAGCGCAATTCGCCTCCACGACCTCCGCACAACTGGCTGGCGTGTTGTCGGATGAAACCGGCAGCGGCGCCGCGGTGTTCGGTACGAACCCGGCAATCAGCGGCGCAACGATCACTGGATCGTCGTATGCGGGCAGCGTAGCCGCAACGACGCTGTCAGCAAGCAGCACTGTCAGCGGCACAGGCTTCAGCACGTATCTCGCGTCGCCCCCAGCGATCGGCGGCACCGCGCCGGCCGCAGGCACATTCACCAATCTTTCATCGAGCGGAACGGTCGGCGGTACCGGCTTTACCAATTACCTCGCATCCCCGCCAGCCATTGGTGGGACGGCCGCGGCTGCAGGCTCGTTCACAACGCTATCAGCATCTAGCACTGTCAGTGGGGCAGGGTTCAGTACCTACTTGGCCTCGCCTCCGGCAATTGGCACCACAGCAGCTGCTGCGGGCAAATTCACGACGCTCCAGGCTACAAGCGCTATCACACCCGCATATCCGGCCGGTATCGTCGGAAACGTCACGGGTAGCAACGTATCGGCGGGGAGCGTTGGCGAACCGTTGACGGCAACCGCATCAGCCGTTGCGGCGACGAGCGCCACGCTTGGCAATGTCGTGTCGCTTACTTTGACCGCTGGGGATTGGGACGTTGGATGCACATTGCAAACAAATCCTGCGGGCACAACGACAACACAGGGGCTGAATTACGGACTGACAACGACGTCTGGCGCGCAAACCGCGTTTCCCTATGTGATCTTGCAGTCGGTGTCGTTTCCGGCGGGCGTCGGTTATGACGGGGTGTGCCCCGTCCGCTTTATCAACGTATCAACGTCGACAACGGTTTATCTCACTGCCGCTACGACGTTCGCCACGAGCACGCTTACGCACAGCGGCTTCATCTGGGCCAGACGTCGCTAGACCGATAGCAAAGCCAGGCCGCCTTCGGGCGGCTTTTTCGTTTCCGAACTGACCACAACGCCGCATGAGCACAACGTCTATTCCACTGATAATGACGACGGCAGGGCCGCAGGCGACTCCCGTGGCGACGCTGTACGACACCCTGATCAACTATGTTTCCAATCAGGTTCCCGGCTACACAGCCAACCTTCCCGGCTCCCTGATAGACGATGTCGCGGGCACCGACACTGGCGCGCTCGTCGCGATCGATCAAGCACGAGTCGACGCCATCAACAGCGTCAGCCCATATGGTGCCAATGCATTTGTGCTGGCCCAACTCGGCGCTCAATTCGGGATCGCTCAGGGAGTGGGCGCAAACGGCAGTGTGTATGTCCAGTTCGCCGGTCCAGCTGGTTATGTGTTCCAGAAAGGCTTCGTCGTGGGTGACGGAACCAATCAGTACGCGCTTCAGGATGGCGGAGTCATCCAGGCCAGCGGATTAAGCCCGCTCCTTTTTGCGGTAGCGACGACGAGCGGTAGCTTCGCGATTCCGGCCAACACCGTCAATCAGTTGGTGACGTCGGTTCCAAGCGCCTATGCAGTCACGGTTACTAACCCGGAGGCCGGAACCGCCGCAACGACCGCTCAGAGCGTGCAGGACTATCGCGCCCAGGTGTTGCAGGCCGGATTGGTAGCGGCCACTGGAACTCCCGCTTACCTTAAAACGCTGCTTTACAAGATCACGGGCGTTCAGCAACAACTGGTTTCGATTAACGCGGTTTCGGGCGGCTGGCAGGTCGTCTGCGGAGGCGGCGATGCATATGCCGTTGCGAACGCAATTCTGCAGGGTGCTGGCGACATCGCATTGCTAAAGGGCTCCCAGCTGTCGGTCACGACAATGACCGCAGCCAACCCGGTCGTCATCACGACCAACCTGAATCATGGATACGTTGCGGGCGGCACGGTGACTGTGGCGGGGGCTACGCCAAGCGCATACAACCGCACCTATACGATCGCGTCGGTTACGCCAACAACGATCACGACGACGACAAACGGCAGCGGATTTGGTGCATATGTCAGTGGCGCCACGCTCAGTCCGAATCCCCGCAATGTGACTGTGTCTCTATTCCAGAATCCCGATACCTATTCGGTAACGTTCGTCAATCCTCCGCAGCAAGTTGTGACAGTAGCGGTGACCTGGAATACGACTCTACCCAGCTTTACGGCAGGCACATCGGTCAATCAGTTGGCAGCTCCGGCGCTTCAGTCATACATCAACTCGATCTACGTCGGGCAGCCGATCAATGAACTCGAGATGACGGCGGTGTTTCAAAGTGCGGTTTCTTCAGTGATCGCCGCGTCCAACATAACGACATTGCAGTTTGCCGTGACCATCAATGGCGTTCCGGTGTCTCCCGCAGCCGGCACCAGCATCATTGCCGGGGATGTTGAGGGCTACTTCTCAGCGAGCGCAACTGCGATCACGGTAACTCAGGGATAGCCATGGGCAATATCGAATCATTCTCGACTTTGCCGCTTCAGAAAACAATCCCGAGCTACCTATACCTTCAATACAGCGATGACGAGAACCTTCAGGCTTTCGTCGATGCGTTCAACTCGATTTCGCAAGGGTACGTCGACTGGTTCAATGACACGCCGCTTGGCCTCTACACGTCGCCAAACATAACGGGCCCGCTGTTGGATTGGATAGGTAATGGTGTCTATGGAATCCCCCGCCCAGTCCTCTCGACGCAAACCTCCACGACGATAGCCGGATACAACACCGCACCCTATAACACGGTCCCATACAACGGTCTCAGCCACTCATCGTCTGGAACCGCAGAGATTGCCTCGGACGACATCTACAAACGTGTGATGACGTGGAACCTGTATCGCGGTGATGGTCAGGTTTTCAATATGGGCTGGCTCAAGAACCGGGTCAACAGGTTCCTCAATGGAGCTAATGGGTCCGACTATGCGGTACTCGACAACCCTCCATCGATAACCGTATCTGGGAACGTATTCACCATTACGTCGTTTGAGGATTCGAATTTTACGATCCTGCAGGAGTGCCTGAACAACGGTGTTCTA